ATGAGCGACATCACTGACACCGAGTGGCAGCTCCTCGTACACTACTACGGTGATCTGGCTTACGAGGAGCCCCACAACCATCAACGGTTTCTTGACGCGATCTATGCGCAACATGGTAGCGTCAACGCGCTGGTCGACAAGGCTATGGAAATCATGGGCCGTGTCCCCGACGCGCCGCCCGATCCCGGTGACGAGATGCCTGAATGAAGAAGCCCGCCAGATCGGCGGGCTTTTCGTTATCCTAGTTTGAACCGGTTCTCGATGGCGCGTCTGAGGACGGCCTCGTCTCTCCAGCGCCGATGATCGAATGACGGACGCGGAGAACGGTCGTTCGCTGGAACAGGGCTATGCACGCCGACAACCGGCACGCCGTCGATCTGATGGCGCTTGCCGTCTAGGAACTTCTTCACTTGACCAGGCGAGGCTTTGCCCAACGCATGCAGTTCGTCGTCGCTCATCGACAGCAGGAGCGCCCGAGCTTCCGCCGGCACGGCGGATATGTCCATGTCGGCACGGTCGTCCTTCCTGGACTTACAGAACTTCCTGACCGTTTCGATACCCGACGGATCGAAGACATGAACGGATGCGGCGGCCTTCTCCCGCGCCTTCTTCATGACCTCGCCGACGTCGGCTCTAGCCATCGTAGGCTCGTAGTGCGGCAGCGGCGTGCCACCGCCGAAAAGCACGCGGAACGGCCAACTGATCAGGTCGTCGGCGACCTTGCCGATCGTCGGCAGGCTGGACCAGAAATCTTTGCCCATTGTCGCAATCGCCCGCCACGCCGCAGCTATTATTCTTCCTATCATGATGTTCCCCTCCTGTGGTGAGTGAGGAAATCGTCTCCGACGATCACGCAAGCAACAAAAAAAGGCGGAGCCGAAGCCCCGCCAAGTCATGCCAAGAAAGGAAGATCATGTGTCTGAGGGACAACCACAGGATCAGTATTGATGGTGTCGCCGTCCCATGAAACGCACAATACCGCCGACGAAAAATCACGGCTTCCAGCACCCGTTACGCTCGCCCCATTGGTTATGGGTCACGACATCCCGCTTCGTCTCCGTCGACCAGGTCGCGACCTCGGCCTTCGTCGGACGGATCGGCTGCCATCCGGCGCAAATGCCGCCGCTAGTCGCGCACCCAGCGAGAAAGCTCGCGATCAAGAGCGGCATCGTCCATCTTGCGAATGTTGTCATTGAGGCGCTCCTTGTCCCTCAGGGCGTTCAGGTCGTCGGCGACACGCTCGGCCTCGGCGGCGGCTTTTCCCGAGGCGTAGACGCGCCAGTAGGCAGCGGCCACGAGAGCGGCGACCGCGCTCCATTTCAGCAGGGTCTTGCCGATGGTCGTGGTGAGGAACCAGGTCATCATGGGCGGCGGTCCTTTCGGATGCGCAGGTCGCCCGCGCGGTGGCGGTCGTAGGCGAACCAGCCGAGGTTGATCAGCACGACGGCGGCGCTGGCGAGGGTTTCGATATCGTCGGGCGACAGGCTGGTCTTGGCGAGGACCATGCCCCCGACGAGCGTGATGGCATGGCGGATGAAGCCGAGTATGGCTGGATTCATGGCGTGGCTCCTGCGGCGACGGCGGCATAGGCTTCCGCCCGGTCGCGGTTGATCCGGGATTTGCGGATGAGATGGATGGTGAGGACGACGAGACCGACGGCGACGACGGACAGGATCACGACGGTCGCGGTGTCGAGATCGGTGATCGTGGCGGCGCTGGTCGTGCTGGTGCCGGAGGCGACAGCGGAAGCACCTGCGGCGCTGTTCTGGGACTTCGAGGTGTTCGTGGCGACCGTGGCCTCGGCCTCCAGATGGGCCGTGACACCGCGAGCGGATGTCGTGCGGGTCTCAAGCGACATCTTCACGGCATTGGCTTCGACACCCGCGATCCGACGGCTCCATCCCTTGCCGAAGGTCGTCCAGGTCTTGAGGCTCTGGACGAACGAAAGGCGGCGGAAACAGATGTCCTTGATGGTTTTGACCGGATCGGCGGACTTGGTTTTTGCCAGCGTCTGCGGGCCGACCTGACCGTCGGCGGAGGCTCCGACGGATAGCTGGAGCCATTTGGCACCCCGAGACACGCCGGAATTCACGGCAGCGTCGAGCGTGGCGTAATCGACCCCGGCAGGAAGGTCGTCGTAGCGGACCTTGTCGGCGTACTGGGTGCGATAGATGACATCGACCTCGGTCGACGTGATCTGCTTGACGGAGCGCGCTGGATATCCGTTCCTCTTGCGGAACGCGTCATAGACGGCCTGCGTCACGCCGAAGTTGGTGGCTCCGCCCGGGTCGAGCTTGTGATTGACATATCCGCCTTCGTCACGGCGGATGTGGACCATGGCGTTCGTGTATGTAGATGCGGCCATCGCGGACAATTCCCATTGAATTCAGGAATTGTCCGGCGACCGGCTGCGAGTGACTAATTCAGTCCTTTTCAGGCCTCCACTTCCAGCCGTCAGGAGTGGTCGTGTTGTAGAAGGTCACGTCGGTCGCGTTCCATCCAGCAATGTGGGCCTTCACACGGTCGGCGACCGCTTCAGGGTCGATGTCCTCGTATGGGAAGTCTTCGACCTCGACTTCACCGCTCTCCACGTTGTCGAGGTTATGCTCGAACCACCACGCAACTTCGTTCTCGATACCGTCCTGAAGGCGGTCGTCGACGGTTTCCCAAATATGCAAGGATAGCTCATGCAGGAAATCGTGGGCGGCCAGAGACACGAGGTCCTTGCCGTCGACCCTCGGATGCTCTTCCAGGGTCGGGCGGGGTTGCTTGCGGGGCTTGGGCGCTTTCGCGGTCTTGGCGGTCATTTGAACTCCTTACTGAATGCCGTACTGAATGCCGATTACCCCCAGACATAGAGTTGTGGAACGCGCGGTTTCAAGCTTTCCGAAAAATAAAGTCAGGCTCTCCATTTTCCCTTTGAAATCAGAATCATCTGGTAGCTGCCGTTGGCATATTCGACCCCGATCCCATGCGCCCGGTTGTGCGGCCCGACAGCGTGATCGCCAGCGTCTCCGATATAACCGGACATGGCGAGACGACGGCGGCGCATGACCGTATGACCGTGGGCTATCGATAGATGGAAACCGAGGTTGACGAAGTTCGTCGCCGCTCCCGAAGAGCCGTTGGTGCCGCGGTCGCCGTGGCAATGGTAGTAGTAGCGGAAGAAACGAAGCGGATCGGCGAACCGGGAGGTCTCGAACTTCACCGTCGGATTGAAGAGCCGCAGCGCGTAGGCCAGAGCGCTGAAATCGGTGTCTCCTGCGCGGATGGCCTGAAGCTGGGCAAGGTTGACCTGAAGGAATGTCTCGGCATTCAGGAGGTCACGCTTCCAGTCGGTTTCCAGCAGGAACCGGTCGAAATGGCGGTCGTGATTGCTGTCGATCAGCCAGGTGCGGCGGCGCTTCGACCCCATCTTCTCGATGAGATCGGCAGTGAGCTTCAGTTCCTCGGCGACATTGTCGTTCCCCGAGATGCGCTTGCGAAGCTGGTGGACGGGGTTCTTCCGGTTATGCGGCGACACCGAGCCAGCGTCGAAGACATCGTGCAGGACCTGCTCCGACGGATCGAGAGCGTCCATCAGGGCTACACCGCCCTTCGGCTTGCTGCCGATGCCCCAGATCGCCGACAGGCATGCCTCGTTGGCGAGACGGGCATGGATGCACCCGGCGTTCACGACCGGCCGCTTCAGGCAGCGTTCTTCCTGAAAGACCTTGCGAGGCCGCACGATACCGTCGGATACCACGACATCCACATCCCACAGCTCGCCCGTCAGGGGATCGAGTTCGAGGTTGCGGATGTGGATATCGCCGTCGAGATCGCATTCGACGACGACGGCACCGATGACATGGTTTTCGATGGCGACCATGCCCGCCTTGGAATGGGAATAGTTGGGCACCGTGATCGCGCCGGAACACTGTGCGATGCTCTGCTCGCCCTCGATGCGGCCCAGCGTGATCATATCTTGTCGCATCGACGCAAAGACATGGTTCCTACCGCCGCAATAGGCACCGATGCCGTCGAGCGGGTTCTCGTAGGTCGGCTTCATGGGAAATGCGCCGTCGATGACCACGCCGCCGAGATCGATCCTGTCGGTGCTGACGTAGCGTTCGGTGAGCGCCGACCAGGGGGCGATTTCGTCGACCTTTGAGCCGCCCGACGGCGGCTTCGTCTCCATGCCCATGAGGTGGATGGAATACCCGCCCCATCCGGCATAGGCGACCATCGACATGAGCGCGGGGCCGTGGACAGGCGTATGGCTCTGCTGCGTCGATATCACGACACCCCACTTCTTAGGGCGGGGCTTAGGCGCGTCGACACCGATGAGGAGGTCTTCGTAGGCTTTAGGCCCGGTCCATTCGGGCGGCCAGACGATGCCTGGATCGTGGATGACCTTGACGGTGCGGGGATTGCCCTTGCGGTCGGTCTCCTCGATCCGCTGCGGCGGATTGCATTCCCGATCCCACCCGCGCCAGTTCGTTAGGTCGGTCGCCTCGGAGCGCCTGAAGGAGACTTCGGTCGGCACGATGTCCGGGAAATCGGCGGGTTGCGGTTCGGAAATGACCGGCTGTTCCGGTCGGCGAAGGTGTTCGAGTGCCGATCTGGCCTCCCGCTCGGTCCATCCGAGCTTCTTCGCCAGAGCGCGCCTCCCGAGGTCGTGATGACCGAGTTCGGCGACGATGGCAGCGCGTTCCGCTGCCGTGGATATGGATGCTTGCATGCGTGTCCCCTCAGACAGTTGTTTTCAAAGGGACATTTTGCTGACATCCATGCGATTGCAAATTTTGCAAGTTTCGCCGGCGGAAATCACCGCGTGAAGAAATCCTGAAAGCCCAGCCACATCAAGGCCATCATGCCCGTTGCGGCGGTCGTGAATATTGCAAGCACCGCCTTCATGGAGATTTTCTCGGCTGCCTCGCGCTGGCGACGGACATATCGCATGTCGTCGGTGAAGCTAGTCACGCTGTCGATATCCGTCGGATCGACACGCATCAGGGCAAAGACTTCTTTGACCGCCTCTTTCGCGGCGGCTGTGGCGATCTGGCGGATTTCGGTATCGGTCATGCTTGGGGTCCAAATGCTGAATACTGTTTACAAGTGAGCCTGACGGCGGTGCGTAGGACAACCGTCAGGTCTATTCGAGGGCGGCGATCCTGGTTTCGTGGTCGGCCAGCGTCGACTGGATGCTGGAAAGCGTGCCGGCGATCTTGTTGAGAGCAGCCTGAAGACTCGCATGGTCGAAGAACGGGTCCATGAAGCCGAGATCGAGCTTTACCTTGTCGGCGGCGAGATTGCTGGCGGCAATCGGCGCGACCGTGTCGGCGATCTGGTTGAGAGCGGCCTGAATATCGGTGCCGAGGAAGTACGGGTCCATATAGCCGGGATCAAGGGCGACATTCGCCGCCGGGATGTTCTCGATATCGATTGAGGACACGTCTTCCGCAAGCTTGTTGAGCGCTCCCGCAAGGCTCGTGCTGGTGAAATAGTCGTCCATAATGTCGAGATCGAGTTTCACCAGCAGAGCGGGGAATTCGGTGATCGTCTCGTCGATACTCTTGAGACTGTATCCGATGGATACGAGAGCTTCCTGCACATCGTCGCCGCTGACGCTCCATGCGCCGCCCGGATATGCGATATCCGCCGCCGTCAGGGAACCGCCGCCACTACCCGGTTCGATGGCATCGATCTCTCCCTTCAGCTCGGCCAGGACCGCCTGCACGTCCGTACCGGTGATTCCGCTGATGGCTGTGACCGCGATGTCGGAGGCATCGGGAGACCCGCCGCCGCCCGGAATGTCGGAAATCAGGTCCCTGAGTTCCTCGAGCGCATCCTGCACGTTCGAGGAGGTCATGCCCCAGATCGATTCAACGTCGATGTCCAGAGCGTCCGGCGTACCGATACCGTCGATCCTCGTGTCGAGCTGACCAAGCGCGCCCTGAACGTCCGTGGCCGTGATGGAACCGACCGGTTCCACGGCGATGTCCGCGGCATCGGCCGAGATGTCGTCCGTTCTGGCCGCCAGTTCGTTCAGGGCAGCGTCGACGGAGGTGCCGAGGAGACCGGACGCGGTGTTGTCGAACTGGACGTTCTCGGCCGTCAGCTCGTCGCCGAGCTTGACCGCGAGTTCCTCCAGCGCCTCCTGCATGGTCATCGCGTTCAGCCCGGTGTCGCCCGGATCGAAGGCGATCGATGTCGCGGCGTTCGAGCCGAGGAGCGCCCAGTAGCCGGACATGAGGTCCGTGTGGAAGTCGTCCGAGTCGTGGGGAACACGACACAGGTAGGTGCCGCCCTCGTGGGTGACGATGTGCCGGGTCGTGTAGTCGACCCCGGTCAGCCACTCGCCGACATCCGTCAGCATGGACGGAAACGGCACCTGGCCGATGGTCTCGCCCTCGTCGTCGAGGAACCGGAGGAACTGCCCCGTGTCGTCGTCGATCAGGTTGATGGCGGCGACCGAAAGAACACCTTCGTAGGCCTCGTTGAGAGCGTCTTCGATGACGGTCCAGTTGTCATCGACCTCTTCCTTGCTGAGGGGACGGTCGACGGTCGAGTATTTGGTCAATGCTATCGTCATGGTGTTTCTTCTCCTTCTCCGCCGTCGCCCGTGTCGCCGCCGTCATCGTCTCCGCCTGTGTCACCACCGCCTTCATCAGGCGGCGGATCGCCGATGATGACCGGGCCTCCGCCCGTGCCGCCCCCCGGGGTGCCACCTGTGCCGCCGCCGGGATTGTTTGGATCGGGGGGCTCGGGGTCGGCCTCGTATTCAAGGTCCTGCTTCGTCGGATAGCCGGGGTCTTTCCACGGCTGGCGCTCCGACGACCAGAGAAAGCCGAACTCCCAGACCGTCATGTAGGATTCGGGCAGGTCGATTTCGGGCGGCACGCCACCCGGATAATACCAGGCACCAGAGTTCGGATCGCCGCCGATCTGCCCGAGCATCTGGGGCTTGCCGCCTTTGCCCGAGCGCTCCGCATCGTCGACGTTCTCTTCCATGGCCGCCATGCCAGCGAACAGTTTTCCGTTCGCTCGAGGGTGTCGAAAGTTGACACGCCTCGACTCCGTCTTCAGCGCGTTGAGAAGATCGCGAACCCTGGTCGGACTGCCCTTGATGAGGCTTTCCATCTGGCGCGCCTTCGGCGCCTTCTTGTTCTTGTCATACTTGTGAGGGCCGCCGCCGACCGCCGTAAGCCATGTGGCCATCTCGTCCCGATGGATATTGGACATCGGGATAGGGTCGGGCTTCGGAGGCTTCGGAGGTTTCCTCTTCGGAACCTTCTTCTTGTCCTCAAGCGCCGTAGTTCCCGTGTACTTCTTCACGACCATGGCATCAGCCTCCGAAAGCCAGATCGATGTCCTTGCGTGCGGTCACCGTCGTGCCGGTGATTTTCACCTTGCGCTCGATGATGTCCGTGTTGGAAAGGGATCGCATCCGGATGTTGTAGGTTGTGGGGATCGCCGCGACGGCCTCCAGGGCGTTGCCGTACACGAGCTGGGTCCGTGCGGCAGCGCGGAGCTGGTCGCCGATGGTGTTCGTCCAGTTCACGGCGACGCAGGCGTAGCCGGGGTATTTGAGCCACTCGACCTTGACCGGCGTGGACACCTTCTCGCCGCCGACCGTGTATTGCATGTCGCCGACCGTGTAGCCGACCCCGTCGTCATCGGCCCACGAATAGCCCGTCTCGAAAGCCTCGCTGTAGGCCGTGCCGCCTTCGGGCAGCGTGTCGACGTTGCCGTTAGCGACGGAAACGCCGATGGTGACCTCGACATATCGCTCGCCCGTGTCGCCGGACCAGACCTTGGAATACGAGATGACCTTGCCGCGCACCCAGCCGCCGGCCGCGTCGAAGAAGTAGTGTTCGATGCGGCAGCCGTCGCGCAGGCTGATGTCGTGGAGGTCTTCCCATCTACCGCGGAAGGTCACGGTCAGGGCGCGAAGACGATGGCGAAGGAAGGCGCGCACGCGCAGAAGGCCGTGTTCGGCGATCTGACGACCACGGTCGGTTCCGAAGAAGGTCGCGGCGGACTTGTTCTTGAGCGCCACGTTCTTCGTCGTCTGGACCCACCGCTTCATGAACGGTTTGATCCGGCTCTCGTCATAGCGGGCATAGTCGTCGAGGACGGTCTGGAACTGGTCCGTCGACGTATGGTCCTGCTGACAGAGCCACGCACGGTTTCCGCGAAGCACCCTGTCGCCGACATGGTATTCCTTCTCCTCCTCCCATTGCGGGGTCGAGGTGTCCTCGGTCAAGGAGTTCAACCCGATGTCGTCGAGTTCCTCTTCCTTCCACCCGAAGGCGTTCACGTCCTGAACGTCGGCGGAGGCCGTGATTGCCTGAATTTCGCGGCGCGGCTGGCTGTAGCTGTACCGCATCGGGAAAGAGGTCGCCTTGTAGCGGTAGAGCGCGAGAGGCTGAACACCGTAGCGGGTGCGGACGTAGCTCTTCCAATAGGGCTGCCCGGTTCCGTCGAAACCCTGACGGATTTGGTGCAGAACGATCTGGTAGTTGCCGTTGAAATACTTCGTCTGCGTGAGCGTCGGCTCTTTCTCTTCCTGCTCCACGTCGCCGACGCTCCAGCCGGACTGGTCGATCTCGCCCTTCTGCCCGATCGAGGACACGTCCGTCAGAGTCAGGCGGCCGAGTTCCCCGCCGCCGAAATTGACGCGACTGGCGATATCGACCTCGCCCTCGGCGCGCTGGGTCCACTCGGCGACGAAGTTCATGGTGCATTTGCGAACCGGCGGCTGGCCGAGCGATGGCACCATGGTGTCACGGACATAGTGCGGGCCGAGATCGACCAGCCGGTCGTAATTGATGATGTCCGAGAGCGTGATCTCATGCGTCACGGGATCGATATGGAAGACTTCGGACCGGGCTTCCAGCACGACGGCGGGATCGGTGATTTCCTGAGGAAGGCCGGAAATGAGGTCGTCGACATACGGACGGGTCGCCAGAGTGCGCGCGAAAGCGAGGAGCAGCTCCTCGAAATCGTCAGGCTGGGCGAGGAATTCGAGGGTGATCAGCGCCTCGGCGAGGTTCGCGGGCATGCTGTTCGCCACGCCGCGGAAGATCAGCCGAGGTGTCTCGCCTTCGTCGGCCCAGCTTACGAGCATGTACGGATCGCGACCGGGCGCTAGGATGCCGATACCCGGATTCTTGCAGGTGATCGTCAGGCGAGCGACCCCGCCTTCCTCGTGATCGAGCTTGTAACTGGTGGCGATCAGCTCGGTGCGGGCATGCAGGACGGGGTCGAAAACCGTGTCGATGGCCGGAACCCAGGCGTTGTAGATGCGTGATGCCATCAATCACTTCTCCACCAGACCGACAGTCCAGTTCACCTTTCCCGACCATTCCCCGCGATCCCGGGGCTTGTTGATAAGGAAAGCCTTCACCTTCGGCCTGAATTCGACAAATCCCGATTTCGACTGGCCCATGAGGCTGACGACTTTGGGCGACGGCCATGACCACGCCGCCGGCGGCACGAGGGTCTTGTCGTCGAGATAGACGGCCATGTCCTCGTCCGACCAGGCCGCACGGGGCAGCGCGACGGATGTCTGGCCCGCCGCGAAAGGGACCTGCCAGAAGTCGATGAGCGTGACTTCGACTTCCGTGAGCAACGGCACATGCATCAGGGGCGGCGCGGTCCAGTCCCCCGAGCAGGTATAAGTGATGAGGAGCTTGTCCTCTCCGGGGATGGTGATGACGAAGCCGTCGCCGTTGGCATCGCGCTGGAAAGTGCCGTGTTCCTCCCATTCGAGGCTTTCGGATATGTTCCGGCCGGAACCCGGCAGGAACTTCGCGACGGAGAGGTCGAGCTTGGTGTTGTTCATGATGTCACCTCTGCCATGAAGGTCCGGTTGTCGGCTGTGACCGCGAGAAGGCGCCGAGACGCTCGGCGACGTTCGACTCCGGAGACACCATGTAGATCGTGTCGCCGTTCTGGAGATTGACGTTTACCGGAGTCTGCATGGCGGGGGCCGCGGCGGCCGGTAGGGTGAGAGACGAGGACTGGGGCGACGAAATGCTGGAAACCTCGATCATTTTGGCGAGGTATGACTTGTCGAGATCAGTGCCGCTGGTCGCGACATACTTCTCGATTGCGGTATTTCCCGCACCGAGTTGCGCGCGCCACGTTCCCCAGGCCTTCGGGTCCTTCTTGAACATGGCTTGCTCCTCGAGCAGCTCGCCCTGGGCAGTACCTGCGGCGATGGCAACGTCGAAGAGAGCATTAACTCCGATGACAATGTCAGAGACACCTTTGATGAAGTCCGAGGCCATGTAAGCCAGACCCATGACCACCTTGCTCAGTAGTGGCGATATTTTCTCCAGCAGGGAAAGCAAAGAATGGAGCGCTTTCATACCGACATCGCTAATACTGGAGAAAAGCAACCCCCAGTCCAGGTTCTTCAATGTACTGGAGATATCGTCGATAGCCTCCCTGAGCCTTCCGAAGAACGCGCTAAGCTCGGGGTATTTCTCGTGGAAGTCAGCGACCATGTCCGATGTGAAGGACTTCACGCTCTTCAGCGCTTCGCCGAACGTCTGCTCCATCCATGTCGCCGTGGTCGGGAACGTCTGCTTGAACTTTGCCCACGCCGCTTCGAACAGCTTCCCGATATCGTCCCAGTATGCGATCACCAGGCCGATGCCGATGGCTAGCAGCAACGGCCAACCGATGATGCCCGCCACGGCACCGAGAACCGTTCTGACGATCGGCATCAGCGTGTTCTTCAGGATGTTGGCGACGAAGGTGACCGCCGTCGAGGCGACACGGGCCATGCCGACGAACAGGGCCGAAATACCGAGGAGCTGACCGACGAGGAACGTCAGCGCGACTTCGAGCGGTCCGGACATGCCGAACTTCTCGGCGAGCTTCTCGAGCAGAGGCGTGGCAAACTTGTAGCCCGTCTCGATGGCGGTCCAGACGCGCTTCAGCGCCCTGATGATGACGGCGGTCGCATAGACGAAGGTGACGGCCCACCTGGTCTGGATGCCGTCGCCGAAGCCCTTCTTGAAGACGTTCTCGCGGTCGACCCAGAGCGCCCAGAAGTCCTTGGTCACCTGGATCAGGTAATCGAAGGTCTTCACGAGGCCGCCGGTGATCGCATCCTGGTTAGAAAGCGCCCAGGTGTTGATAGCCTCGAGAACCGGTAGCAGCGTCGGCATGATCTCGGCGGCGAGCTTGTAGGAAAGCCCGATGATGATCTGCCACATGTCGTAGACGGAGGCCCACAGCTTCTCGAAGGAAGCGACTTGCGCATCGGTCAGGACAACTCCGAGGTCGAAGGCGCGCTGGGCCTGCTTGTCGATGCCCGCCGCGCCGTCCTGAAGCATCGGCAGAAGCTTGGCGAGGTCCTGGCCGCCGAGATTCGTCAGGAACTCGATCCTGATGTTGTCGTTCGGCATCTGCTTCAGGACATCGGCGATGTGGCGCAAGATCACGTACTGAGACGAGAAGTCCTTGCCCGTCGAATCCATGAACGGAATCCGGTACTGCCTGAAGAGGTTGGCGGCGACCGCCGCATCCGGCTTGCGCTCCTTGATGTCCATCATGCGCTGCCGCAAGGCGGCCGCGCCGGACAGGTAGTCGTCGAAGTTGATACCGCTGGAACCGGCGACATACTTCATCGCCGTGAAGGCATCGAGCGACTGCCCGACGGACTTCGCGGCGTTCTGGAGCTGTTGGGCGTTCCACGAGGCGATGATGCCGATGGCGGAGATACCGCCGAGGACGGCAGCGCCACCGAGGGCGGCGAGACCCGCGCCGAGAACGCCGAGGATACCGCCGATACCAGCACGCAGGGCCGTGTTGCCGATGGCGAATTCGAGCTGCTTCAACGCGCCGCCGAACCTGGACACGTCACGAGCGGCATCGCTGAACAGGCGGCCCATGCCGCGGGCGGCACGACCCATGCGGGGAGCGCCATGACGGAAAGCACCGCCAGCGGTGTTCACGCCGCGCATCGCCTGACGAAGGGCATCCACGTCACCGGTCAGAGCCTGAATGCGGTCGCGGTCCTGTTGGGCCGCGGCGGCGAAGGCGGCGCGCTCGGTCGCCATAGTGGAGGCGAAGGCCGCGCGCTCGGATGCGATATTGCGAGCATGTGCGGCGCGCTCGGATGCCAGACGGGCGCGGTTGCCCGCCTGCTCGCCGAGAAGCGCCCGGCTTGCGGCAGCGCGCTCCGAAGCCATCGTCGAATGGAATGCGGCACGCTCGCGACCGATGAGCGCGGCATGGTTCGCGCGCTCGTTGGCGAGGTCGGTGGTGAAACGCGCCCGTTCCCTGCCGATCTGCGCATGCATGCGCGTCCGCTCTGTGCCCAATTGGCGAAGATAGTCGGCGCGGTCGCGACGGAGCTGATCCTGATGAGCGACGTTGAGGCGGGAAATTTCCGCCTGATGCTGACTATGAAGACGGCCGATTTCGGCGGCGTGGTTCTGCCGGGCGCGCGATAGCTCGTCCCGATGCGACTGGCGCTGTCGAGACATCTGATCGTTGAAGCCCTGCCGCTCGGCGTTCAGCCTGGCGACCTGAGCGTCGAAATCGCGCTGCAGGCGCTTGCGGTTGTCTTCGGTTTCCTGACGGAACTTCTCGCGGGAACGCTTGATCTCGTCGTCCAGACGGGCACGTTCCCGCGCCATGTAATCACGATAGTCCTGGTCACGCTTGGCATCCCGCGATGCCTGCTCGGCCCGGCGGTTCTGCGCGTCCTGGATACGCTTCTCGCGCTCTTCTTCCCGCTTGGCGCGGGCTTCCTCGGCGGCATGGCGCTTCGCCTCGGACTCCGGTGACGACGGATCGCGGGCGGAGGCCCTCTCGGTGCGCTGACGCTCGCGCTCGGCACGGTCCTTCTCTGCCTGGTCGGCCGCTTCCATGCGGTCGCCAAGACCCTTGAAGAACTCGTCGTTCTCGGTGCGGAGACGCTCGGAGGCGGCAAGGATACGGTCGAGATCGGCATCGGGGACGATATCGCCGAACAGGCCGTTGCGACGACCGTCACCGACGAGTTCGTCGAGGGCGCGCGTGGTCTCGCGCACGGTCAGGAGATCGCGGTCTCCCGTCGTGCCGAGAATACGGACACCATCGCCGCGGGTCATGGCCGCAACGTCGTCGAGCGCTTCGAGGGCGCGGCGCATCTTGGAGGCGCGGCGATCGATGTCGTTGGCTAGATCGAGAGCGGCCTTCTCGTGGACGGACGGAGTCCTGTCCTTGTCGATCTTGATTTTGGCCCGGATGTCGCGGGAAATGCGCTCGAGGGACTTCAGCTCGCGCTCGAGGCGCTTGACCTCGCGGGTGGCCTTTTCGGCCTCCTTGTCGACCTTGTCGAAGCCCTTTTTCGCGGAATCGCCGACCTTGTCGAAAAGGTCGATGAGTTCCTTGCCGCCCAGAACTTCCAGGCGGGCGCGCAGCGTGTTGTTGATCGCCATGTATCAGCCCTTGAAGTGCGTGCGGAATTTCGTGGGGAGGAGCTTGAAGGCCTCGGCGGCGCGGCGCTCGAGCGAGACGCGCTTCTTCTGCCGGGTCCATGGGCGAAGGTTGAACAGGAAGATCGTTTCCTCGCCTTCCTTGGCGGCGAGATAGGTCTCTTCGAACTCACCCTCCTGGACCTGAACCGGGAAGAGCTGGCCGAACATTCTGCGGGCCTTGTCGGTCTGGGAAAGACGACGGCTATGGCCGCGACCTTGCCCGACCTCGTGAAGACCGCGCTTCTCGGCCTCCTTGGTCGGGATGGCGAGAAAGCCCGAGCGCGCTGGACGGATGATGCCGCCGTCCTCGAAGATATGCGCCCACGAGGGGTTTGCCTGAACGGTCGCCGCCGGCGAATACGAGAACCTGCCCGGTTGCTTCTTCGCGTCGGGATAGTCGTAGGTGCGGAACGAGTTCTCGAACCGCGCCTTGCCGCCCCGATGATTGCGGAAGTTCCGGCGCACGTCGGCGCGCACCGCCTCCTTGGCGATGGCGGAGACATCGCGCATGGCAGCGGTCACGGCCCTGCCGATCGGATGCTTCAGCTCGTCGAAATACTCTTCGGGATCGACGAGCGTCTTGAAGTCGAGATTGAACTTGAGGTCCTTTTTCGCCATGGGGACCTCACTTCGTCATCCGCTTGATGTAGTCCTCGAAGCCCTTCTTGTCGGCATGCTCGGCGACGCGGCAGGCGGTCGCGAGGGCCGCGAAGTACTCCTCGGATGCCCAGTGATCGAACTGCTCGAAGGCACTGAGCTGGCGCGGTGTCATGGCCCAGCACTCGGCAAGGCCGTATTTCGGTGCGAGTTTCGCGATTACGCGGCCAAGCCAGTGTTCGAGCTTGTTGCGCTGTCGCCCTGCACCGTGAGACCCAGCGCCGTCAGAAAATCCCCGAGGCCCTCCGGGAACGTGAGGTCATAGGCGTTTTTCAGGAAAAGCAGTTGGGTCGAGACCGGAAGATCGCGGACGACGGCCTCGGCCTTGATGATGTCGGCGGCTTCCTTGCGGGGCAGCCTGGAGGCCCAGACGATGGCCGACGGCATGACACCGTAGCTGAGCGTGTCGAGGATCGTGCTGTCCGCGCCGGTGATCATGGCCTGAAAGGACTTGCCCTCGTCGGCGGCGGATTTGAACGCCTCGGCGACCGCGCCGATTTCCTCGCGGTAGGCGGAAAGCAGGTCGGCAATGGCCTCGGCGGACCAGCCGTAGACCTTGATCTTGTCGTCGCCGACAGGGATTTCGCGGGACTGCGGGGAGATTTCGAGAAGTGAACTCATCTTGGGTTCCTAACTGAGATATGGATGGCTGAGAGGTATCCGGAAACGAAAAGCGCCCCCGGAGGAGCGCCTTTCGAGATCAGGGATGGTGGTGAGGATCAGGCCGCGAGGGTCTGCTCGACACCGAAGGCGAATTCCTCGGCATCGCCGAAGGCCAGAGCCTTGACCGCGTCGGCAAGGCATTCGCCCTCGATCTCGATGCCCGACCTTTCGTTGCCGATGTATCCGCGACCGCTGGACGGCGTGAGGCGGACCTTCCAGAGGTTGATGATGACCTTGTTGCCGAGCTTGTTGTTGCCGACGAGCATGATCTCGGCTTCGATGTCCGAGTTTCCGCCGATACCGGTCTTCAACCGGTTCGAGGTCGCGGCGATGGCAGCCTGGTCGAAGGTGATGTGCAGCGGCGTATCGAGAAGCGGCTGGATGACACCGGTCTTCAGGTCGATGGTGTAATCCGAACCGAGAACCAGCGCGTCCTCGGGTTCGTCGAGGGCATCGGCCTTCACGACCACGTTCGAGATGTCGAAGGCGCCGATCAGATAGGCTTGGCCAGCCTTGGCGGCAGAAATTGTGACCGTCTGCGCCGTCTGCGCCGTCTGGGTCATAACTCCCATGGAACCCATCACGCCGAGGGCGCGGTTGCGGTTCGTGTGCTGCATGAGCGTCATGGAGCACTTGACGGCGATGTCCGTCACCTGGCTGTCGGCGGTACGGGCAACGCCGAACCGGTTGTCCTTGCGCTCGTCGCGCTCGACTTCGACGGAAATCTCGAAGGCATCGGTGTCGCCGAGTTCCTCGAAATAGTCGTTGCCCTTGAACTTCGCGAAGAGGAAGCCCTTCGGGATGACGTAGTTGCCCTGGATGGGGTTGATATTCATGGATAGCTCCTTGTTGTCAGTGGATTAGGGCACGTAGGTGAACGGCAGGCTCACCTCGAGCATGAAGACCCCGATGGCCGGGGAAGTGGCTTGTGCCGGGGTCGGAAAGAACGCGCCGTCGATCCCGATGCCGCCGTCGTGCTGGATCAGGGCCAGCAGGAACTGCTCGTCGTGGAAGAGCGCGTCCGTGACCTTCTTGAACAGGGCGTTGATCTTCTGGCCGACGGTGTCGGACGAGCCTTCGACATAGCCCCAGATCGTCGGCGTGAGGGTCATCTCGAAGACAGGACGACGACCGGCCGCGACCGCGTTCTTCCTGTCCGTCTCGCCGACAAGATCGCCGTCATGGAGGACGATGGCCGTGGCCGTGTCGTCGTCGATGCGGTGCGTCCGGTTCCGTTCGCAGAGCGCGATATCGGGAATGCGTTGCAGGGCCGCGAAGAGCGCGGACAGGATGTCTTCTCTAGCGTCGTCGCTCATGGCCGGATTTCCTCAAGCTGTAGCTGCCACTCGCCGATGCCGTTGGCACCCTTCTGCTTGGCCGACTTGATGCGATAGCCGGTCGTTTCGCCGTTGATGACGATGGTGCCGCCCGACGGCTTGTCGGGGCATTGCGAATGCCTGACGAAGACGTTGGCATCCTCGGCGTTGGTGCCGGGAACGAGGACCGTCTGCCTGCCGCGGGCGGCGGTGACGTTGACCCCGTCGCGGTGGTCGAGGATCAGGCACGGGATGACCGCGCCGGATTTCGTGGTGATGACGGCGGGAACGCCGAAGGTGACCTCGTAGGTCAGGTCGAGGAGCAGCGCCTGGTTGTCGATCATGGTGAGCCTAAAGTTCGGTCGCCGCGATCCAGAAGGCATCGACGGCGGATTCGGACATGCCGAGGGCTGCCGCGAAGACACCGACGAGTGGATGCGTCCGCTCGAATGTCGTGGCACCCATCAGGAACATGCGAGCGGGAAACTGGTCGTCCGACGGCAGACCGACGACGATGGCCTCGATGGCAGCGGGAAACGCACCGGTCGCGACAGCGGCGACGGCTTCCGACTCGGTGATGTAGTTGGCGACGGCGAGCTGCTGGTAGAACTGGCGCTTGCTGATGTCGGCGAGAACGACGAGTGGATCGTGGTCAGGAACGAATTCCTCAACTTCCTTGATCGTACCGGTTTCGATATTGACTTTGCGGACAAGTATGGTCGGCATTAGGTCCTCCAACTCAGCTGGGCCGTACCCGCATCAAAGGAGCCGAGAGCGATATTCAGGCGAACGCCGGTGATCCCTTCTCCGACGGCGGGAGTCTGAAATCCCGAGAGGAAGATACCTTCCAACGGGTTATGGGTGATCACCGCGCCGTCCCACTCTGCCGGACTCAAGCGCGACAAGTCGATGCGGCTAGACACGAAGTCGACCTGAGCCATAGATATTGAAACCGGACATCGCGTATTGTTGGATGCAAAGGAACTCGAAGCACCTCCGGACAAAATCGAGCCTCTCAATCTCGAGACGTAGTATCGGTAACCGGCGTTGATTAACCCTCCCGATGAATTGAAAACCTGAATGCTTATTCCGATATCGCCAGAATAGTTCCCGGAGGCGCGGTTGATCTTGATTGACACCTCGTTCGCGTAGGTGGGTACGCCGAGAAGATCGACGGCGTTCATGCCTGACAAGGAAACAACAGGTCCATAGACCCAGCCCGTCTTACCCGGTTGATCGTACTCGGTGATCGCGGCTGTGATGAGCTTTTCGACATCCTTCGCCGAAAGACCTGGTGGCGATGATGGAAGCATCATGGGTCAGAACTCCCAGATTTCGACGGAAACGGTCCCTGCGTTGGCTAGGGTCATCTCGACATCGCGGAAATCGAGCGTGCCGGACGGCCACATCATGCCAACCGGAAGCCGCCAGATGCTGGACTTGTCTGCGGTCGGAAGGAGCAGGACATCGGTGGCATCGGAAGACGTGAACAGGAACCAGGCCATAGGGCTGCCGTCCTGAAGGATGTGCGTGAGAGCGCCGTCGACGAAGTCCGCATCCGTGTATTTCGTGTAGAACACCGGAAACGGTGCGACCCCGAGGCCTTGGTCATTGTGGTCTTCGGGGGTTCTCAATCGCCTGATCATCGCGATCTCCTATGTTCGCCAGTCTCATTGGGTGATGTCCGAAGGACTGGCATGGAAATGGTCGGCGCAGCGGCGGACCTGGTGTTGACGCGCCCGCGTTCCTATTCCCATATGAACCGTCACAAGGCTGGGGGTGTCATGACAAGCAAAGTGTTCAGACCGATGCGATACTGGGCCTTTGAACTTGGCGCCGGTCTGGCGGCCCTTGTCTGCTTCTATCTGGCTATCGCCTTTGCGTTTGGCTTCGAAAGTCTCGACAAGGAGATGCTTGGGTCGAAGGAAATCATGCGATGGTTCATGGTCGCCACGCTACCCGTATTGGGATCAGTGGGGGCCTTCGTATGGATCGGTGCCCGTCTGGACTTTCCGCGGGTGGAGGTGACCGACGGGGCCGTGCTGTTCGTAAACGTCTTCGGAATTCGCAAGGACATCCGTCTGGCAGAGTACGGTCCGGCGTACGTCCACAAGGATAAGCGGCACAAGATCGACTACATCACCTTTTTCAAAGCCGAGAAGGAAGCCGCGCTCAGGCAAACCGGTGAATTCGCACGGCCGACGGATTCGACTGCGGACCTCAACCTGCCGCTTTCCTTCCTCGTCGGAGGAAAACAGTCCCCGCTGGCTGAAGAGATAGCGGAAGCCATCAACGCTGCGCGCGAAAACACGCCCGAGCATGAGACCGTTTCCGATGAAGTGGCCGACCGCATGTTGCGGGACCATCGACGGAAGAAGCGGCTATACATGTGGATCATGCCGCCGCTTATCATCGGCCTGCTCGTGCTGGAGACGATGGCTGACAAGAAACCTTCGACGATCTTCATCGTCGGCGCGGTCGTCATGGCGGTCACGAAGTTCTTTCTGGACTACATGGAGGACTCGCCGAACGTCTGGGTACAGCGCATCCGGGTTGCAATCGCAATGGCCATCTACGCGATCATCGCCATCATGGTCGCAATGCTGATCTGGTGGCTACTCGCATGGCTAGGGTGGAGATAGCGGTCGCCGATGACTGTTCGCCAGCGGGGATCGCTCCCCGCTGCTGTTGTCGAGATGGATGGATCAGGGACCTGACGGAGCAGGAACCGGGAATACGTCCGTGCCGTTCAGGCGGACATCGACCGTGCCGGTTCCGACACCGACAATGACACCGATCTTGTAGAGGCCAGTGTCCTCGGCATCGGTGACTTCGCCCTCGTCGGCATCGAAATAGGCTGCCTTGAAGAGGTCGCCTTCGCCCGGGAGCGAATAGACACCCTTCGGGTACAGCTCGTTCTTCTCGCCTTCGAGCGTGGTCTTGATGGCGATGCCGAAGAGGTTCTCGATGACATAGCCCTTGCCGGACTCGAAGCCGCCGGCGGGCGTGACCACGGTGATGGCGTTGCCCTCTGCTACGAATGTTCTCATGGATGGGTTCTCCTAAGTGGGAATGGTTGGTGTGCTGCGGGCAGCAAAAAGGGAGCCGAAGCTCCCTGTTTTGCCGGGTCTGCCGAGGTCCCTTAGGACTTGCGGACCTTGTAGATGCCCTTGTCGCCGATAACGCCGAAGCCGAAGTCGTGGACGACCCGAAGCTCGGCTCCGAGCGTGGACCAGCCCTCCTTCGTGGAGACCTGCGGGCCGCTGTTGCCGGACAGGTAACCGTAGGTGATGACCGGAGCGTCGGCCTTGTCCGTCGCGGCGTACCAGGCGTTGTGGGTGTCGAGGTTGGCCTCGACGACAACGCGGAACTTGCCCGAGAACGGGTTCACGTCACCGAGGGCGGTCGCAAGAAGCGAGGTCGCCAGCTTTTCGACATCCGTCTCGAGGGTCGGATCGACGAACAGCGTCTTCAGGGTGAAGTTGAGCGGAATGCCCTCGGACTTGTGGGCGCGGAGCGCGGCACGGATGAGCGAGAGAACCGCGACATCCGGAGACGCAACGGCGGAGGCATGCAGGTTGCCGTGGTCGGCGTGGAACACCGCCTTGTTGTCGTACTGCATCTTCGGGTTGGCGAGGATGTAGTCCCAGACGGCCTTGTTCTCCTGCGCGGCGACACGACGGCCCAGCTTGCCGAAGTGCTGCTGCAGCCAGCCGATGCTGTCGTTGATGAACAGTTCGCGGGTGAACGGGATGATGACCGCCTTCGTGTTGATGCGGCTCTTCTCGAGGCGACCGTCTCCGATCGTCGCGCGCTTGATCTCGCCACCTTCACCGAGTTCCTGAAGCGGCGGGAACTCCGTACCGCGCAGGTGCTCGTGATCGCGGAAGTCGACATAGTCGGACTGGCTCGCGATCTCCTTGTAGGTCGTCGGAGCAGCCGCATAGTCGGCATCCATGACGCGGTGCATAGCGTTCCCGAGGGCGACAGGCAGGTCGGACGTGCTCATGAAAGCGCGTTCGGCGAGCTTGATCTTGTTGAAGATCGGGCGTTCACCACGGGCGACGAGGATTTCCTGGAAGCCCTCCATCATGCCGCGACCCATGAACTCGAGAGCCTTGCCCTCGGGTTTCACGCGATCCGAGACCTTGGCCGCGAGCGCGTCGACGTAGGCGCGGACAAGCACCTCGGGGTCATCGTAGGAATGGCCTACGATGGCGGTGGTCTGCGTGTTCGTCGGCGTTGCGGCGGCGCGTGCGGCCAGCGCTTCGAGGATGGCGGAGCCAGCCTCCTGGACCGAACGGCCCTGAAGGACGAGAGCCTCGGTAAAGGTCGCGTCCATGGCGTGGCGGGTGCAGAGGTTGCGGATTTCGCTGGAACGCTGGCGTTCAGCCTCGATCGCGGCCTGAATGGCAGCGGTCGGATCGACCGGCGCGACAGGCGCAGGCGTGGGGGTGACGGCGGCCCTGGTCTCGATCGGAGCCGGAACAACGGCTTCGGGAGTGGTCGTCGCAGCAGGTGCCGGATTGGCAGCAGTGGTCATGGATGGTTCTCCTGTTGTGTTTCTGGTGAGGGTGAGTTCGCAAGGGTAAGCGTCGGCATCCCCCTCCGAGCGGACTGTCGCGCCCGCATCCCGTGGGATCGGGGTGAACGAGATTTCCCAAGGCTCCCAGTCGATGGCGCGGAAGGTCGGGGTTTTGTCCGCCGCGCTGGCGGCGGTGATCTGGGTCATCTTGTGGACGCGATATCCGACGGAGACGGTCCTGATGATGCCCTGACGGAGCTTGTTGACGATGGCATCGGCCTCGGGCGTGCCGGTCTCCATCTTGAAGCGGACATAGGCCTTACCGCCCTCGATCCAGTCCTTGACGGCGATGCCGACGGTGTTGCGGACCGTGGGAACATGGTCGAGCAGGATCGGCACGATGCCCGCGTCCAGGCGATCACGCCGGATATGGCCTGGGTCGATGGAGAGTTCCTCGTTGTACGGCCCGATTTCCCAGTCGACACGGCGGGTCGCCGCACCGGTGGAATAGACGCATTCGAAGAAGACCTCCGCACCGTCAGCGCCGCCGTCGTCCACTCTGTGGATCAGGGCTTCGCGGAAGAAGGCGCCGAAATGCTGGATCGTGGGTTTCGTCATGCTGCTTCTTTCTTCTCGTCGTCTTCGTCGCCGTCGGCATCGTCCTCGTCAGCCTTGGGCTTCTCCGTCGTGTCCGACGGAGGTTTGCCGAGCTGGGCCATCGCCTTCTTGAAGGGGTGTTCGATCCCGAGGACGTTCTCGAAGAGGTCGAAGTCGGCGAGCAGGTTCTCCGCATGCCGCTGCGGGTTTTTGCCGCGACGGTTCAGCAGTTCGCTCCAGGTGGCGAGACCGTTGCCGAGTTCGAGGATTTCGGCATCGCCGTCCTTCTTCGGGTCGACGAAATCCGACGGTGCGGGCGTGCAGACGGCGAGGAACTTGTCGGTCGGCCAGAGCGTGGCGAGCCGTCCAGCTTCGACGAACCATTCGCAGACAGGCTGCTGGCCCATCTGTTCGTAGGTCCACTGCTTCTTTGTCTTCGACCGGTTGAATTCGAGGTTTCCGGCACGGAGGGACGAATAGTTCGCACCGGTCAGGTCGGAATAGACCTGGTGATAGGTGAGACCCGATCCGATGGAGATCATGCGGATGAAGGTCTGCAACAGCGCCCCATGCCCCGTCGAACTGCCTGGATCGAAAGCCTTCGCATCCTCGCCGGGCTTCAGCCGACGGATAAGACCGGGTTCGATCTCCTCAAGGCCGTCGTCGGCATGGCCTGCCGTGCTGCCGGGCGGAGCCTGATAGCCTGCGGTCTGGTGGATCAGCACCGTGAAGCAGGCTTCGACCTTCGCCTTCATCTTGAGGGCGGACAGGTAATCGCCAAGGTCACGGAGATGTTCGAGGACCGCATGCAGCACGGTCACGCCCCGGATGTTGTTGCGGGTTTTCGTGAAGACGTGCGCGATCTGGTCAGCAGGAATACGCTGACTCTGCATGTTGTAGCGCGTCAGCCGTGGGCTTTCGCCCGGGTGTTCAGGGAACATCCAGTAGGCAACACGCACATCCGGGAACCGCTTGTCGAACTCGATGCCCATGACGATGGGATTGCCGTTGTCGGCGTTCGTGCCGTTTTTCGCGGTGTCGAGGAACTCGGGTTCCAGCACCTTGATCTGGAGCGGAACCTTGAGCTTGCCGGACACGCGGAGCGGATGGTCGGCAGGCACGATCATTCGACGGATGAAGACCTCGCCCTTCTCTTTCCAAATCCACGTCGCGTTTGCCTGAATGCCGTACCCGTTGTTCATCCCTTCGGCATCGCACAGCGTCGACTCGAACCATTCCTCGAACAGCTTGTTCTGACGTTTGACCACGGTCTTCGACACGCCGTCCGTCGGCATGAACTCGACCTTCATGCCGTCGCCGATGATATGCATCGTCCAGAGGTCGATGATGCGCAAGGCCAGCGGGTTGTCGCGGACTTCCTGCGTGGCGGCGGCGCGAAGGCGGACCATGCGGCTTGCCAGCATGGCGTTCTCGCCGATATTGGTCGGGTTCCAGTCGTCGCGGGACCTATGCGGCGTGGCGGCGGAATACCGATGCTGCACCTGGTTCATCGCGTCGATGCCGATGCGCGCCTGGATACGGCGCATTCCCGCCGTCGGCGAGACAAAGGTGACGAGCCTGTCGATGAGGTTCATCGGCTGCCTCCTCTGCTGAAACTCGTTTTGACGTTCGGGTTCGGCGCGCGCCCCGAAAGCATGGAGTTCAACCAGTCACGGCGCAGGATCAGCCCCTGAAACTCATCGAAAGTCGCCTGACGACCGCCTTCGCCGTTCTGCTTCAGACCGGAGGCGATCACCTTGTCGAGAGAGGCAACATATGCCGTGATCTGTGCGCGTTCCGCTTCGGTCATGGGCATTTCCTATCGACGACCATGAAGCCAGCTCTCCCGACGGCGCGGGGCGGACTGGCCGGTCGTTCTCTGGACTGTTTCGGTTTCGGGTTCCGGATCGGGATCGCGACGGATGTCGGCGACCTGTTCCTCGCGCGGTTGTAGGAAGATCGGCTGTTCGGGTTCGACCGGTTCGACGAATTCGGGATGGCCGAACTGCGCCTCAAGGGCGGCCCATTCGGCTTCGGTCCACTTCTCGGCACCGCGGGCGATTGCCATGGCCTTGTTGTAGGTCCAGCAGTCGAGGAACTCGTTGTCCCCCGTCTTCACCCATTCGGCGTTCTCTTCGTGCCAGAACTCGGCGACCAGCTCCTTGACGGTGCCTTCGTCGAGCCACATCGGAATATGCACGTATCCGAGGGGATACGGCAGACCGTCGGCAGGCTTGTCCAGAGCGAGGAGACCGTAAAGCTCCTGCTTCAGCATATGGCCGCCGATCATGAAGACGCGGATTTCCGAGGTCTTCGCCTTGGAACCCTGACCGTTCTTCAGCTCCATGGTCGTGGATGCCGAGATGGCGGGAGCGGCGAAGTTCTGCGATCCGCGGATCGGCACGAACCTGTCCAGCCCCATCTTGCGGCACCAGTTGTAGGCATGCCGGGTGGCATAGCCCACGTCGCAGGCGACCTTTTCGAGCGACATCATGCTCTCGCCGTTCTCGTGCGGCCATTTGCGGCGCACGAACTCGGTGAGCTCGTCCCAGACCTTCGGCTCGAAGGGCGATCCCATGAACTCCTGGTGCTCGACGAGCCATGTTGAGCCACCGCGACCGTGTGCGATGACGAAGCACTCCAGACGACCGCCGTTGGCACCCTGCACGTCGACGGCTGCGGTAAGGAAACAGCCGCCGTATGGGACCGTTCCGCGTTTCCAGTCGTCGCGCCGTTCCGACAGGCGTTTCCAGTCGGGCTGTGCGCCCGCGACCTTCCAGGTCTCGCCGAGCGTGGTGTTGACGAAGGTCTTGAACTTCGACGGGGTCTTGTAGGACTCCAGGAACTTCTCGACCAGGTTCGGCCACTTGGCGTTCGGCTGGAGCGAATACAAGGCGTTGATGTGGAACCCGGCATGACCGGTCCGCTCGTAAACCTCGGGAAACTCGGCCTTCCAATAGCCGTTCTCCAGCATCCAGAGCTTCTTGGTCTCCGGAATGCGGCAACCGTCGACGCACTGGTACCAGAACTCGGTCGGCTCCTTGAACGGTGCCCACCGTAGGCCGGGTTCGTCATTCTTGCCCTTGCCCCAAACGAGGCGCTGATGCTTCCCGCAGGTCGGGCACGGAACCCAGTAATGCCGCTGGTCGGATGCTGCGAACCGCTTGGCGATCTTCGAGATCGCTTCCTCGGTCGGGGTCGATCCGGCGATATCCTTCGGGTCGTAGGCCTGCGCCAGACGCTCGGCGATCAGGTTCATCTGGTCGCCTTCGACACCCGCCGTAACAGGCCAGCCGTCGATTTCGTCCGAGATGACAACGTCGGCATCGTGGTCACGGAACCCGCCAGGCGAGTTCGCGCCGATGCCCTTGAGGGAGCCGCCCGGGAAGTACTTCTCGGTGACGGTGTCCTGCGCCGTGCTGTTCGAGAAGAGACCGAGTTCCTTCATGATCGGCCACTTGAAGGCGGCCGCCACATGCTCCTTCATGAACTTCTTGGTATCGTCGATGGTCGGACGAGCCATCAGCAGGTTGCCGGGATCGTGCGCCCGACGGTAGCCAAGGAAAGCCAGCAGAATCTGCGTGTAGCCGACGCGGGTCGGCTTCATGAACGAGGCCTTGCGGGTCCTCGGATCGCCCAGTGTGTCGAGGATTTCGACCTGGAACGGCCACGGCCTGTATCGGCTGCCGTTCTTCAGGTAGGCATGCTCGGCGGCCCACTGCGAAACCCGAAGGCGTTCGGGCGGCTTGATCACCGAGAACGCGCGACGAAGGTCGGCGGCGATCTTCGGGCATTCGACGAACAGGGTGTCGAGGCTACTCGTCGCCTTCTTCGTCGATTTCGATGTCGTTCGGGTCGACTTCCTTGCCGATGCTTTCGACCGGCGTGGACGCGAGTTCGTCGAGAGCGTCGTGGATGAGGACATCGATATGCTCCCGGATCGCGATCTCGTCATCCATCACCGACAGCGTGCCTGCCTGAGCCTTCGGTATCCTCATCAGCACGGTCTTGACGCGGGAGAATGCCTTGGAGACGGCGATGCGGAGATCGTTGCGCTCTACGAGTTCGCCCAGCACCTTGCGGCGCTTGATCTTCGCGAGGGCGATCTGCTCCCGACGGAGCCGCGCAAGCTGGATATCGGGATCGTCGCTCTCGTCGACCTCTTCGGTTTCCTTGGAGCGCCCCGCTGCCTGGTCACGGAGATGACGGATGTAGGCGACGCGGCAGGTGTCGAGGTCGTCGGAGGTCAAAGCCCTGCTGTCGACGTTCGGCGGAAAGACACCCTTGCCGAACAGCTCGCGAATGCTCCGTTCGGAGAGGTCGAGGTGCCGTCCGAGAGCGGACTGCGTGAGTTTCTTGGGTTTCGGAGCGTTTGGAGCCGATTTCGGTGCCATTTGACGCTCCAGACGCGATTCTCGGGGGGTGTTTCCGAACTCTCAGAGGTCGAAAACCGCCCACTAGGGCCGGGTTTCAGGCCGCCGGAACGCTCAGAAAGGCCGTCATCGTCGTCGCGACGCGGCGGCGGAGCCCCCTATGCGAAAAAATTCTGAATCAGTGGAAGCCCGCGCCAAAGCCCACCGTGGGGCGATTTGCCGTCGGGAAGGACCCATTGTGTTGACAAGTGTTTGATATGCTCTGTTTGTCAGCAGATTTGAGTTTCGGAAGCTCTGAGAAGAGCTTCGAAAACGGGGCTAGGATGGCCGTCAGATGGGGTCTAGCGCTTTCTGTGACCCTGGATAGCTGGCCGACGAACATGGGAAACGCGGGGAACGACAAACCACGACGTCGGCCCTGACCGTGAGGTCAGAAACACGAAACCCGGCGCTCTGGTGAGGCCGGGTCGCAACTTTTGCTGTTATCAAAAACTATCCATTCCTGGCTCCCGATTGTCAAATCGACCGTTTTCGCCGGCGGAAACGCATGCATGCAACACGCCGGTCCGGGTCTCCCGGGCATGAAAAAGCCCCCGACATCGGGGGCTTCGTTCGACTGGCTTGCAGAAGGCGCCGTTATTCGCCGGCGGAAAGCCGCGCTTCCAGACCTCGGATCGACCGCTCGACGACGGGGACGACAGGGTCCGAAGTCGGGCCTCGGCCCTCGGCGACCAGCTCGGCCCGCCGGCGGGCCACGTATGCCTTGAGATATGCGACTTCCTTGCGCAGCTCTTCAGGCGTTTCGTTGAAGCCTGCTTTGCGCTCTGCCTCGACCTTTGCGGCCTGCTCCATGACATGGTCAGGAATGTCCACAGTGCGGTCCTGGCAGGCATAGAAGATGTGCTTGCCATCGGCATACTCGCCGAATGCGATGTGTGCTTCACGGCGCGCCTGGAAGCATGCTTCCAGGGTGCGATGCTCGGACTGCACCGCCGTCTGCGTGCATGCAGGCGACGTGTGATCCATCGTCGGGCAGAAAAGCATGAAGAAGGTGAATGCGGGAATAGTGACTGACATGAGCTGTTCTCCTGTTGTTGCGCCGGGTTTCAGTCGGCTGTCGGGACGTTTCCCTGACACTTCTATTGTGCTCTGTCTCAACGGTTGAGACAACGGCCGACAAGAGGAAAAACGCGCATACTCAGATAGTTGTAGTGATTTCATAATGCTTTAGTGCATCTGTAAACAAACTTTTCGACATGCATGCAAACAGCAAAAAGCCCCCGATCTGGGGGCTTCTCGTTTGCGCCGGTGGGAGCGGTCAGGCCACTTTCCGTGGCTTTAGCTCGTATCCGGCACGGCCGGCGATATCCGTGAGCTTGTCAAAAACCGCCTTCTCGAGCGGCCGCAAGATCGCTTGCGACACCTGGCGGGATTTCGTCGACGGCTTCCGATAGGTCAAAATCGTTGTCGGAGAGACCCCAGCTATCGCCGCAGCCGCGTTGTAGTCGAGGTTGCCGATCTCCAGGAGCAGCACGAGCTGCTCCTGGGAGGTCATCGGCCGACCGTCCGGGTGACGGTAGAAGGTTGACCGGTCGACTGTCATGCGGCCTCCTCGGCGGCGAGGCGCTGCCTGTCTTCTTCCTCGTCGTCGAACCAGTTCTCGTAATGCTCGAGCTTCCGGTTCAGCTTCTCGGAGACAACCGAAGACACGGTGTCCAGCTCGACACCGAGCAGGTCAGCGGCTCGGCCGATGAGAGCCAAAGCTCTCGGCGACCAGGACGACATGACTACCGTTTCAGCCTGGCCGCGGGCGCTTACTAAGAGGTCGAGAGCCGTCGGCGCGTAGGCGAAGTCAACCCATTCGAACCCTCGGCCGCGGTCGACGTCAAGGTAGAAGTTGACCGCATTTGTGACCGAGGAGGCACGAGACACTTCGACGTTTATACGTTGCTGAATCGTCATGCCACGTTCCTTTCCGCTTTCAGCACGGCAAGCGCGGCGCCGAGCTTGTCGTAGACAACCTCGGCGATATCGCCCAGCACGCCGCACTTCGCGTCGGTGCTGACCTCTTCGTACCGCCGCCAGTCGCCGAGCCCATCGGCGACAGCGTCTCGATAGCCGCTGTTCGCGTCGAGGTGGCGGCCCTCGCGGACCAGGTCCAGGTCGGGGTCGAGCCATTCTAACGTGCTGTGCACGACCGTGCCGTCGACAGCGATGTCGAAGGCGATGTGCCTGCCGTCCTCGTCGTCAACTAACTTGGCGTTGACGATGGAGATGCGCTCGGTGAGCGGGGTGAACGACCGGCGGAACTCGTACTCATCGCCGTCGTCAACGAAATCCCAATCGCTCCGCAGAAGCGCTTCGGTGACCTCGAGAGCCAAGTCATCGACATCGCCGCCGAGGACAGCCAGGCGATGACGCTGCTCCCGGAGTTCACCGAGGAGAAGCTGGAGCTTATCAGCCGTCGTATCCGCGGCCTTCGCCGCTTCACTGAGCATGTAGAAAGCGCTGTCGCGCATCGCCGACGCGTTCGTGCTGAGAACGTTGCCGAGGTGCGTCTCTTCGCCGGTGTCGTCGTTCACTTCGTACACACCGAGAACGCGGGTAGCGCCGTCATCGCGGACATAGCTCGGGCTGAAGCTCGGATTGAAGCCGACATACTTCACATCGTACGTGTCGTTGTCGTCGAGGAAGTCGTGAATAGCCCTAGCGACGACAGCCGAGAGGTTTTCGCTCCAGTCGGCGTATTCCTGCCCTTTAGCGAACGAGCGGTGAAGTTCTGCCGTCGTGAACGGCTTGCCTTCGGTCGTCAGCTTCAGCGAGAAGCTCGGGTTTTCGACGTGAACGGTACTATCTTTAAGCTGAAACATTTTTGATCCTTTCATCTGTTTCTGCTGCTCTTCGCCGGGTTTCGACGGCGGGGTAGTTCGAGCGTTGGCTACCGCGACCGGGTTTCCCCGGTTTCGGCCCTTGCCAAGGGGCCATCTTCAGGCGGCTCTCAGAGCGTTCCGGACGGCGCTCACCGACCGCTTAACGAAGCTCTGCGACACGCCTCCTTTCTCGCTCCAGACCCAGCCGCCGCGGTTGATCGCCGGGTTCGCGAACGCTGCGGCGATGGCGGCTTTCGCTGTCAGCTTGTTGCCCGCGAGGATTTCGTAGTCTCGGGCGGCGTGGAGAACGTCGATAAACGCGAGCTGTATGTCGGCGACGGCATCGAGAGCTGTGCAACGGAGCAGGTTGTGCAGTTCGTCGAGCGAGCCGAAGTACCAGGCGAGAGCCTGTCGCGGCGACTTGGCGTACGAGGTCGGCGTCTTCTTGAGCGATATCGGGCTGTCCGGGTTCACGAAGTGCTCGCTTGCTCGAACGACCTGTTTTCCGGCGCGCATCCAACCGCCGCGGTTGACTATCGGACTGTCGAACGAGAAGTCGATAATCGGTTCCGGGTTGAACCGGCGGCCGCATTCGAGTTCGTAGTTCATCGCCGTCAGGCGCATGAGCAGCATCGATGTCTGGATGCTGCGGAGCGCATTCTCGTCGGTGCGAGCCAGGGCTACGACGAGAGCGTCATGCCCCTCTTCAAAAACGCTGAGCATGTGCTCGGCGACTGCCGACAACTGCGCCTTCGCCTTCGGCGGGAACTTCACGACGACGAGGTTCGACTGGTCGACGACCGGACGCTCGTACTTAGCCAGCGAGACGGGCTTCGACAGGGAGATCGGGGTGTTTTGGTTTACGTACTGAGCCATCTTAATAATCCTTGTTTTAGAGTTACACCGGGGTTTCAGACCGGTGATGAGCTTCGTTCTGTGTTGCTCATGTAACAAAGGTGAGGCGTAACAAGCATTGAGACAAGCCCCTAAAAGCAAAAAAATGCATGTCCTCAAAATTTCATACTTTGAAGGCTCCAGATCATTAAAATTGTAAACAAACTTTTTTCTGATAGACGGCGGATTTATTCAAGAACTCAGGAACTCTACTGCCAAACGGCGTCTTGAATTACGCCGACATGAGTTCTTGAATTTCCGGATATCGCCGACGGCGGAGAGTAGTACTCGCGTGCGCACGCACGAGAAGACGTCTCGAATTCACAAGAGTCACAATGCCTGGGACTCTTGAAGGGCTGCACCTCTTCCGGCGTGCCGGCCGGCGCGCTAATGTGAAGTCAGACGCGGTTGCGACGGCGCATCAGGGCCGTCAACAAAGTTGCCGTTCTCAAAGTCTGTGACCCCGCGTCAGACGCGTCAACAGTTTTTGCCAAGCCCGTTTGCAAAAACGAAAACGCCCGCGGCGGCCCCGAACGCAAAACCGCCATCCGTCGGCGCGTTCCAAAATCGCCCAACCCTCGCGGATCGTTCTCCCCCAGTCGCCAAGCCCTTCCAAATCCCAGGGCGCATGTCGCCAAAAATCCCCCAGAAAAACCGAAAACGCACATTTTAAATTCAGGCGATTTTCGAGTGTTCTGCAGAACAGCAGCTCCCCGAAATCCGACGTCTAAAATGTTCCGGCCGGAACGATCAGGCATCGCAAGCGAACCGCAAAGCCCTGAGAATGCGCAAGAGTAACAACCGTTGGGACTCTTGAAGGGGTCTGGCTATTGGAGGGTGCCGACTGGCAGGCTAGTATCGAAGTCACAGGAAGTTGCGACGGCGCACCATGGCCGCCAACCCCATCGCCAAGCCCATCGCAAAACGAAAACCACCGCGACGGCGCTGAGCGTTCCCCCCGCCATCTGGCGGCTCGTTCCAAAATCCCAACAGCTCCGACGGCGCGTTCCCCTTCGCGGAACGCCTTCCCAAATCCGAGGGGGCATGTCGTCAAAACCCCCAAATCCAACTCCGAAAACGCACATTATTATTTCTGCGCGATTTTCGTTTTTCATGAAAAACAGAACTCAACCGGCATGCACCGCCGACGAGGTCGAGACCGATCGACGACGGCATGGATGTAGGCGCCGACGATGACCAGGCATTCTGCCGGTTTCGCGCGGCACGATCCTGTCGACGGAAATTCAAGAACTCGCCGACATGGGCCTCGAAATCCCAAGACCCCCCTCCGGGTATCGATCCCCCCGGGTATACCCCCGCATTCTGGGGGCTATGCTTTCGGCAACCGGTCTTTCCACGCCTCGAGATCGCGGGTGGATTTCTCGCCTGCCAACTCATGCTCGGCATATCTGGCGAGGATGCGGAACATCACGCTGCCGTCGTCAGGGATGATCTTGGGCAGGCCGTCGACGCTGTGGTTGATCTCCAGATATCGAACCTCGATCGGATCACCGCCAGGCGTGGTCGGTGCCAGGTGGTCGATGTGGAGACGGACATCGAGCTTGCTGACGAACTGGTGCATGTTGTCGACGATGCATGACAGCGAGCTGATGCCGTTCGTGGAGTCGTAATAGGTGCGCGGCGGCGACGGAACGTCGTTGCGGATCATATCTTGATATCGCGACAGGATTTCCAAGACCCCCCTCCGGGTATCGTTTGAGGGATACCCGGGGGTGTTGTTCGGGAGGTCAGTTCTCATCGGCACGTTCCTCCCAATTCCGCTCCCAGCTTTCCCATGCGTCCGTTTTGGTTCGCTCCTCATTCACTCCAAGCTCCGCAATGAGCATGTCGTGGAGGACCTTGGTAATCGGAAGCCGAGGTGCGTCGCCCCAGTCCCTTAGAACCTGCAGGAAGCACTCGCCAGGCCGATCGATGACCATAAGGTCCCCATATTCGCCTGTATCGAGGATATGCCGCTTCTCCTGCTTCCGTTTCTCCAGCTCGATGGCGCGAAGGCGTTCCTCTTCGGCATGCTGCCGGTCACGCTCGGCTCGCTGGCGCATGCGTTCGACTATCAGGTTGGTCTGGTCGTCGATGGCATCGTTGAACTGCTGCCGGAACGCGGACCACTCCTCGTCGGTGATATCGAACCTCTGCCGCCACATGGCTGTGTCGTACTGCGAGATATCCAGGCAGAAGCCCGTACCTGACAGCAGGGCCGAGCCTTGCGCGGGGAACAGGAACCGACGGCCTTCGAAGACAAAGCTGAGGGTATCGCCGATTTCGATGTTGCTGAATGTCCTCATGCCGCCTCGCTTTCTGTCCTGTTCTCGGCCTTCGTCACCTTCTCGCCCTTGATGACCCGTTTCACGATCTCGCAGAGGATATCCTCGCGCCGGACACGGTACTCATTGCCGTTGACGGTATAGACCTCGTGGCCGCGCAGGAACGATTTGAGTCCGAGGCGGATGGCCTCGAAATCGGCAAGGGAATGGTTCTCCTTGAGGCACAACGCCTTGATGTCGGCTTCGTCGACGGCGGTGTTGAAAACAAAGGCTTCCAGATACGGACAGGAAGGCTTGATCGGCAGGGAGAATACACGGTGCCCGAAGGTGAAGCCGACCCGCATGTTCACGTAGTCGATGGTCATGTTTTCAGGCTGCCGGTTGGCGGTGATCTGGGTGTCTGTCATTTCTCTCTCCTGACCCACACGTCGCATTTCTTCGTCACCAGGATCATCGTGCTGGAGAACCGGGGGATCGAACGCTCGGACGCGCAGGCCCATTCGTTTCGGCTGAGGGTGAAGGTGTCGCCATCGACAAGACGGCGGGTTTCGGGAACCGGCATGCCCATGACCAGCCATGAGATGAATCCGACGGCGATGATGAAGGCAGCCCATGCCCATTCGGATTTCGTCATGGCGCGGTCCTCCTGTCCCTCCTGTCGACGTAGTCGATGATCTGCTCGTTCATGCGAGTCTGTCTCAGCATGCAGTCACGCAGGAAGTTGACGTGATGGATGACCGTCTTCATCTGCTTGCGGAGAATGTCGGTCTCGGCGCGCAGGGTCTTCAGCTCGTCCTCGCGGGCGCGCTGCTTGGCGGCGTTGGCTTTCCCGAGTTCGAGACGGAGGCCGGTTAGATTGACGGTGCTCATGCCGATCTCCATGACCAAGCCGGGAGCTTCCCGCCTGTTGGCTTCATGTCATCCCATCCGGCCCTGAATGGGCATTCGGCTCCGTTGATGCCAGGGATGAAACCGACGGCTCCCCATGTCTCAACGCGCTCGACGATCATGAAGGTGCCTCCAAAGACGGAGGTCGCCACGATCAAGACGATGTCTCCTTCCTCGATCGTGAACGGTGCGGTTGCGGTTTGGATGGAGCTCATGCCCCCCAGCGGCTCGTCCTCGGGATCGCGCTGCTTGGCGGCATTGTCGAAGGCACGCTCCGCCCATTCCCTAATGTGCAAAAGCAGAGCGGCAGGTTCGAAGCACCCACAAGCACTCAGCCGTTTCTCGAGACCAACAACCTCGTTGATACTCAAGAGATTGACAGTGTACTCCGTGACTACAGGATCGAATGGGTAGGCATTCATATATCCATTCTCGATACCGATATGAATCATCAGGATGCCAGGTCCGACGTTGATACCTGCGAAGGCGACTGGGCCGAGACGGTCGACTTCTTCACAGTCAACGAAGCGAAGAGAATGATCGTCCACATGTTTCCAGGCGCTAAGCCTCGTTGTCTTGCTCATACCGACACCCTCCTGTTCAGGACCTCGGAAAGAGCGTCCACGGTTTTCTGGAATTCCGACTTCGGCTTCAGGTCGAGCCTGCGACCGTCGGCGTTGAGCTGGGCCAGCGCCTTCTGGAACCGGTCTTCCGACAGGGCGACGAGAGCGGCGCGGCCATGGCGCTCGACCAGGTCGACATCCGTCAGCTTGACGGAGCCACGACCGAAGGGGCCGGGCTTGGTTCCCTTGCGGCCATCGTGCAGGGCCTTGCGGCGCATGGCGCGGCTGCCGTGCAGGTGGGCGTTCTCGGAGACGAGATCGAGTCCTACGAGGACGTGGGCGGCGTTACGCTTGCGGGCAAGGTTGTGCTGGCGCAGGTGCTTGCCCGAGCGCTTCAGCTTGGTCTGGCTGACATTGTCCAGGTAGTTGGCGAGGAAATTCCGACTCCACTCGTCCTGGTCGGTTAGCTCGAATTCCGGCAGGTCGAGATCGTCGCCATCGCCGATATCCTCCCTGACGGCCCTGATGGTGCCGAGCGTTTTCCCTGAGGCATCGGGATCGATGTCGAACCGTGCGTTGATCTCGGCCATGGCATCGTGCATCGCACTTGCGATGTCGAGATCGTCGTCATCGTCGGCGAGCTTCAACCATTCGCCGCTACCCGAGCCGTCAGGGCTAAAGGTGACGGAATACATCCCGTCTTCGAGCGTCTCGAGCGTCTTGATATCACTGTTCATGCTGTTCCCCTGTTTTGTCTTTTCGGATTGCCCGGTTCCGGAGGGCGGCCCGCTTCGGCATTTCGAAGGTCGGGGTCTCGGGATCGGGAATTGGTTCGTCGGCGGCCGGTGCTTCCCAGACGGCGATCCGGGCGTGCTCGCGAGGCGGACGTTCGTAGTGGCGGTAGCCCCGCAGGCTCGCGAAGACGTCCAGCCCCTCGTCGACGATATCGGCGCAGCGCGAGCGGCGGAGATGGACCTGGGCGGCTATCTGGCGAAGACTGGTGCCGAGCGCGAACAGCTCGACGATATGGCTCTCGAGGCCGATGTTCTGGCAGCCCTTGCGCCAGTAGTTCAGGAACCAGCGGACTTCGATGTTCCTCGGGGTCGTCGGGATATAGTCGCGGTCGCCGGTTGCGCCGCCGCCCATGCCGATGCGAACCATATCGAGCGAAGGCGCCGACAATCCGTCCTCGAGCGCGGCGCGGATTTCGAGAGCCGCCCGGAGACGGTGCGGAAGCATGTTGGAAGTCAGGAGGGGATCGGGCGACAGGTATCGGCGTGTCTCGGGAGTTCCCCGATCACGTTTTTCGACAGTCCTGATCTGTTTCTTCTTTTTCGCCAACGTCGTTCCCCAACGAGTTCGTTAGGGAAAGTCTTCGGCCGCCGGCGGAAAGCGACAAGCGGATGCGGAAATTATTTCTGCATCGGAGTGCGGACATGGAAAAGGGCGCGTTCTATATTTGAAACCCCGCGCCCTTCCCAGGAAGAATACGTCTCAGCTCAGTCGTATTCGATAAACAATATGGCTACGGCCGGCGAAAGTGTCAATGCAAGACCCCGACAGTGGTGAAGCCGTCGGGGTCTTGAATTCAGTCAACATCGTCGGCGAAGAAGGAGAGTTTACGAGGCTGGCGACCGAACCAGTTTTCAGCCGTCTGCTGGGCGACAAGGTCATCGAGGTACTGCTCGAGACCTTCGCCGACGCGCTTCGATGCCCAGACAGCGAGACGGAGGACATAGCGGGCGACAGCGCGAAGCTCTGCGTCCTCCTCGGGCGTGGAGAGGTCCACGTCGAGATAGACGCACTGCTTCGGATCGATACCGACAGCTTCGATGACCTGGTGGCGTGCGAGTTCGACGCGAGCTTTTGCCGTCAGCTTTCCGTCGCGCTCGATCAGCGCAAGCGTGAAGTTGCGGGCGAGATAGGCCTTCTGCGCGCGGGGGCCTTTCTGCCAGTTCGTGATGCCGTACACCATGTAGTTACGGACCGTGTCGGGGTCGCGCGTCCAGACCCCGGCCCAGTCCATGCGCCAGACCCCGAACTTCTCTTCACCCGGGTGCCAGCCATCGGGTTTGGGCTTGGGCTTCACTTTGGGAGGATTGGGATCGCGATAAGGGCGATCAACTTTGGCAGAGTACGTAACCATTTCTGGTTCCTTTCGCTGTCGGAGAACGGGCCGACACCCGACAGACCCGGGCTTGGGCCTGAACTGGAAAAAACGATTGGGTACTCTGGCATTCTAGGGTTTGCTGTTCGTCGCGTGTTGCCACGCGCCGCCATCGCGATGACCGGTCTACCGGTTCCGAATGAAGCAATCCCTTACGAAATCGTTAAAATGCGACCGACACGAAAAACCCCGCTCGAGGCGGGGCTTCGTTACCGGATGACGGCAGGCCTGCACGTCGCGTCGGCGACATCGAGCCGCCACTGTGCTTCGTCGTGCTTGATCCAGGCATCCACCGTTCCGTAAACCGGAAGCACCCGATGCATGCCGCCGCCGCCGAGGGCGGGGAGATAACACGGTGTCTCCCAGTCGATGTGGAGCCTGTCGTCGACCTCGGAAGCCTCAAGGAGAGCGAGGTCCTCGGCGATATCGTCCCAGTCGAGGATGGGGTCGTCGTAAACCTCAATCGCCATCGTAAACCTCCCAGCCGAATTCATCGACCGTGATCTCCCGGGCGGCGGCTACTGCCTTGCGACGGCGGCGGACGGTCTCGCGCTGCCAGGGGTTCTTCAGCACCTGACGGTCGAAGGAGATGATCTCCGCTCGTTGCGGCCGGTGAGCCAGGTAGGTCTCCAGACCCTTGAGATACGGTTCCATGACGGCGCGTTCGGCAGCGTCCATGTCAGGGAGGCATTTGGCGAGGCACCTCGCGTTGATTTCCATGATATCCATTTTCGTTCCCCTCTATCCGCCTTGATGGCGGTTACCTGATATTGTGGTGTGGTTTCCGCCGGCGCAAATCGCCGGCCGGAATGTCAGCGCGGTCCTTGCCGCCCCGGATTGTCGTTCGATGGCCGATGACGAAGTCCTTCGGTCGCAAGCTCGACGAGATCGTCAAGGGCGGCGGCTTCCGATAGGATGGTCGGATCGCCATCGGCGTTCGTGTCATGGGTCCAGCCCTGGCCGACGCGGACAGACCAGATCAGCCAGTCGACGACATGCAGCACGTCGTCGCCGTGCCATCTCATCCACAAGCGTGAGCGCTGCTCCCACTTCCTGCGGAGGACGGCATCCTCGCCGCCGCCCATGTTCGGCCATCCGTCGGTGCGGTACCAAGCGGGGTCGTCGCTGGCATCGTACGGATCGCGAATGAAATCGGCATCGACCCCATCTTGCGCTATCCACCATTCGACGAAGAGCCGAGCGAGGCCGGGTTCGACCAGGTGGCGGATATCCCGCTGGATGGAAGCGGGAATATCGATCTCGTGGATGAGCGCCTGGACGGCCGATCCGAATTCCGGGTGTGACTGTGCTGACTTGCTCATGCCGACATCCTCGCGTTCGAGGGCTCGCGCTGTACGACGAACGGACGGCAACGCAGGTTCATCTCGTCCTGAACCTCGCCCCAGAGATACGCGACATCGGTCCATGCGCTGAAGATCGACAGATCGGTTTTTCCCGCCGCCCGGTGCTTTTCCCATGACGCTTCGAGACGGCTGATCGCCGGCCACTGGATCGTCTCCGGAAGCGTGTCGATGTCGATGCCGCGATGCTCGCAGACCCGGATCATCTCGCGGGCAACGGCGGCGCAGTCAACGCCATCCCACAGGTCTTCGTTGATGACGTCGGCCAGGTGCCGGACGCGGAAGTCGTTCTCGGACTGGAGCGCGACGGCGAGCAACTTCTCGGCGGCGGCGGCTTCGAGAGGCTGCACGGCGATGGTGAGCGGTGGTAGCACGTCGATCAGAGACGGTATTTCGGCGACCTCGATCGCGCGAGACAGCGCCTGCGGGCCGCGAGCGACGGTCATGTCGATGTTCGTGTTGGCGCGCACGCCGCCGACGGTGCCGCGGATTATCCACCGCTGAACCGGTTCGCCGTATCCGACGTCTATTTCCTTCGGCATGCCGGAGAAGGTCAGAATGCGGATGCCCTCGCGCTCGAGGAGCGGGGCGATCCGACGGATGCCGTTCGCGAACTCGTGCGGCAGATAGTGACGTATGGTCACTATGTCGGCATCCTGCGTCTCGCGGACCCGCTGGTCGAACAGCTCGCCGCCCTTCAGCAGGATCGGCGCTGGCCCCATTCCTTCCGGCCAGTAGCGAAGCACGCCTTCGGCGAGGATACGGCCCGCCGCCATGTCGATATCGAGATCGTGGTCTTTGACCACCTTCTTCAGCTTCGTGCCGACGCTCTCGAATACTCCTGAAACTCTTCCTATTCTTGCCATGTCGATCCCCTCAGATGTTCTTGTTGGCTGAGGAGATCGTGGCAACCGGCGATGCAAGAGACAAAAGTAACGCCGTGATTTTCGGCCGTTCCGATTCCCAAAAAGGGAGTAATGGGGGGAAAACGAGGTAACCGCCTTTCAGAAAACCGTCTAGGATGCCCGTAGGACACCGAAAACGACTTCGCCTATACCAAGGGTCATGGTTTTTTCGACGGTATGCCTGTGTATCGTCTGCGCTTGAAGAGCCGCTGTTGGAGAGCGGAATAGCACTTCTCCGCGTTCAGGCCCCGAACCTCCACCAGGTGAGCGAGGGCGGCCGCCAGTATGCGGTCGAACACCTTCGTCTCCGCCTCCGACACAGGACGGCCGTTCTTCGCCGCCCGGACATTCCGCTTGGTCGCCGCCTGGATCGCCGCCGACAGCGCCTCGTCGACTATATGCGGCTGCATCGGTTTCCCCTCGGCCCGCCGGTTAGCCCTCGTGTTGTTCGACAGCTCCCGCCGCCGCGCCGTCGTCTTGTAAAACCCCTGTGCCATCGGCCATCCCCTGTAACGCCGTGAATACACGATGTAACGCCGTGACGATGCAAGTGACCAACGCCGACGGCGGAACCGGTCAGGTCATGACGGCCAATAATGTAGACGATATGAGACGCAACGGAGGATAATGTCGCATCTGCAAGACATTGTGTAAGCCGTTGAAATCGGCTCGTTTAAGTAGACTCGCCTAGTTTCCCGCCGCTCTACTGAAAAACCTCGGCTTCAGTTTCCGGGCAAGACCCTCTGGTGCATCCTGATCGTGGCTGAAGACCTCGGCCAGAACCTGACGGATCGTGTCGGCTCCATCGCCATCGGTCGCAAGGATGTGGAGGGCTGCGTCGCAGAGCGCGTCCCGAACGTGCTGTCGGTTCACCGGTACGATGCCGCTCGCCAGATCGGCCTCCACCTTCGCCCGGGTCTTCGTCACGGCGGCACCGTGATACTTCAGCCGCCGCCCGGACGGTAGCTGACGGATCGGGGTCGGACGGTGGGCTTCGTCGATCATTTCGGCGAGGAGCTGGATTTCGTAGTCTGCCATGTCGAGGTCCAACGGGAATGGTCAGATCATGATAGCCGGCGGCGACCGGCGCAAGGGAGGCACCACGGTTCGGCGCAGGGTCTCTACGGTCTCGGTTCTTGCTCGGCGGTTCTCCACGCTCGGAGCCAAACCCAAAACAAGCGAAGCGCCCCGATAAAACAAAAACAACCCAGTGCGACGCTGATGTTCTGCTCCTCGCGTACGCACGTACGCGCGCGCGTGCACACGCGCACACACATTTAGAATTACCTCCGAATCCGCGATTCTTTTTTGAGGAAAGGGCTTATGTCGAGCGGATTTGTAAACAGTTTAAAAACCCATAAACCCCGGATTTCATTCCCGTCAACAAACTTTGAAAACCCATAAACCCCGGATTTTCAGCTTAACACCCCATGTTTTGTATTCGGCGGTTATTATCTCTTAATATCCACCGTGCTTTCTGGTTGTGGAGATTTAAGAAACCCGCGTCATCTCTTGATTATTCATTAACACCCCTAGCTGTATTAGGTGTGTGGATGTTAATAATATCCTATTGCTTCAAGTATTATGGATTTTAAACTTGCATGAGGCTCCGCCGGCAGCAATTCTATTTGTAGAAACCAGATAGAGGGGCACCATGCTTACGCAACCAAATCCATTCCGGCCATCGACGAGAGGAGACCTTTCGGCAGCCCTCAAGAAGCGGAAATCGCTGTCGGTCATCGGACCGCAGTCACCGCGCCCGCCCGAGATGCTTTCGGGCATTTCCGTCGTCAGAGGCGCTGAACATCTGACCTCGTCTGATCTGGCCCTGCATGATCTCCTCATTTCGAGGGCATACGAGAGCGACCCGACCATGTCGGCGAGTTCCTACGAAATCCCGCTTGGTGAATGCCTGCGCTTCATGTGGTCCGATGCCCGGGAGGAGGATGTGACCGCGTCGATGCGGAGAATGGAGCAGGTCAGGCTTTCGTTCGATGGCGAGGAAGGCCGCACGTTCAAGGAGGTGCCGATGTTGACCTCGTGGGCGGCCGTCAGGGGCGAAGACGTCGACATGGGGTATCAGTTCCCCGATCCGATCCGCTACCTGCTGCGCAACATGCCGAGCTACGGATACATCGAACTGGCCGCCATTGGTCAGGGCCGCATGCGCTCCAAATATTCGCAGATGCTCTACAAGCGCCTGGCGCACGAGGTCAGCCTTCGTCGGTGGCAATCCGGTGCAGATAACAGCTTCACGCTGGAATTCACGCCTGCTGAACTCGCCGATCTCGTTGGCTTCTCCACGACCAACAAATCGCTGTTCTCGAAGCTTCAGGAAAGGGTGATCTCTCGATTCAACGCTGACTTCCTTGGCGTTCAGAAGTTCGATTTGAGGATTACCTACGACGGACGGCCGGAACCGGCGCGAGGTCAGGGTGTAAGCACCTCGCTGATACAGCTTCACGTCAAGGTGCATCCCGACACCCATCATTCGGTTCACTGCGACGACAGGCGGCTGAAGCCCAGCGCTGATCGTATCGGCAGGCCGGATATTGCCCGATACCGCTTGAACTCCGTGTTCTGGCTACAGGTCGCGAAGAAGTTCAAGCTTCTGCATCTGACGCACGAATCAGCATACTGGGCATGGAGCGTGGCTCTCAACGAGGCCATTGAGGGCGCGCCTTTGACTTCCGGTTACCAACGCCGATACCGCGGGGAAAACCTTCTTGGGGCCATCGACGCGAACGGTGTCGAGGCCGCCGCCTGGCGCTTCTTCGGCGAGGAACACGATCTAGGGGCGGACCTCTGCAACTCCACGCACGTTATGAAGCATCTCGGGGCAGCCGACAGAAACCGCCTGAAGAGGCTGTCCGCCAAGACGAAGGGAAAGGCCAAAGCAAAGCCTTCCGCCACCGTCATGTCTCCGGACGTGGTCGACCCGGTCGAACCGGTGATTGTTTCGGCGCGCCCGACATTCGAAACATGCACACACGTTGACATCGAGATCGACCACGCCGTCAGCGCTGCCGATCTCGACGACTATGTCCACGCTACCATCAGTCGGGAGACCTGGAACGGAAACCGAAAGGTCCGGCTCCGCGCATACTACCGGGTGCCCGGAACGACGGTCAGACAGCACTTCGGCTTCTGGATCAGTCCCGCCGACGAGAGTGAACTGCTCTCTGCCCTCAGGAGGCTCGACAAATGGATGACGGACACCCCCACCTACAGAATTGAAGACAAGGACGCGTGACATGACGACGAGACTCCCAGCCGACCATTACCGCAGCCTGCACGAGAAGTCGCACGCCGCCATCCTCGTGACCGTAGAACAATCGCTATCGCGCGAGGACGGCCTCGCCGTCGTGGAGGCCGTCGAAGCCTATCTCGAGGCCACCGGCGATGTAGATGACATGCGTCCGCTCTGGATCAAATTCGAAGACTTCGAAACGGTTCGTGCGCATTCCCTGATGCCCTTTTTCTCGCCTGCCGACAGGACGTTTCTAGGAGAGCTGATCAAGGCCATTCCTGCCGCCGACAAGTTCAATCTGGTAACAGAGTTCGATTTCGAGGCGCGTCAGTACCCCAAGCGCAAGGCAGCCGTTCCGGAGGTCGCCAAGATGCCGACAAGGAGGTCTGCATCCACAGGTGAGGAATACCTGAACGAATGGCCGCTGAAGCTGCGTTTTCTCGCTACCGAAGAGGCCAGGCGCGAGGCGCACAAGCTCGGAAGCATCTACGAGCGCTGGCCTTTTGTAAACTTCACCGCCGCCGACCTGAAGGAGACTTCCGACCGACGGGTGCGGGATTTCGAGGAGCTATATCCCTTGCTCGCGCGGGCGGACCGCCTGATGTCCAACAAGATTACCCGGGTGATTTCGGCCCTCGGCAGGCATCCGCATGCACCTGTGTGGGAGCGCAAGCGGTTCTGGGGGACCGTAAAACTCGGAGGGGTCATGCAATGGGAGACCTTTGCGGACGATCTCCTCGCCGAAATCGAGGCAGGACGGACTGACCGGTTCCGCCTGCTTGATCGCCATGAAGAAGAACCGGAGACCGCTGCGGAGAAGATCATCCTGCGTGATGTCGCCAGAACCGGTGGCAAGGCTAACCGCGCCCGCCCGCTTTGTCCGCCGTCGGTGCCAGATCAACTTTGGAACCGTGTTCCCGATGACCGGAAGCAGGAGGCCATCGAATACGCGGCCCGAAAGCTGATCCGCGGCATTCACCCGGAAGACGCTTTCGAGGAATTCGTGTCTTCGATCGCACTCCGTTAACCGGAACAACGAAATCCCGCTTGCCGCGTTGACGTCTTCGATCTTACGCGGCATGGTTGCGCCGAAACGGAGATACGCCGAGATGACGAAGACCCTGCGAATAGCCGCCTGAACACGAGGATCGCCACCAACCGGTTGGCGAGAAGTTCAGTGCCGTTTGCAGGAGTAGCCGTCATGGCCAGCAAGTCCAAGCTCAAGTTCGAGCGCGAAATCACCCGTCTTCACGTCGAGAAGTTTTTCGAAGGCCTCGGTCCCGAACCGAAGGGCGTTCACCTCGTCATCATCCCGAACAACGGATCGCTGACTCACTGGTATCGCGTCGCCGAGGAATATGTCCGCGATGTCAAGAATAGCCTCGGCGACGGCATGAAGACGGGGTCGAAGGGGACTGTAGAGGACCTGATTGTCGAAGACGCCGAATTTCGCTTCACCGCCGACAACGGTCCTTCGTCCTTTGCTGTCGATGTCCAGCTCCTTGGCGCGAGCGGCATTGACGACCGCTACGAACTCGACACCTGTAGCGTTCTGCTCTCCGGAGAAGGGAACGAAAACCTCGAACATCCCTCGCTGGTGCTCGTCGACAGCCGCACGGTAGTAGAACTGGACCTCAATCTGATCGTTCAGGCTGCGGCTACCTGCGGCCGCCCCATTACCCGCGTTGAGGCGTGGCGACTGTCGCGCATGCCGCACCGTCGGCGCAACGTCGCATTCCATTCTCCGCGCCCGATCAGCAAGAGCCACGCACTCCAGGCTAAAGCCGCGACGCTCGAACGCGAGAAGCAGGAAGCCGAGCGTCTGGAGCGTGAAAAGGCCGAGACCACGAAGCGCCGTCCGGCTGACGTGCGCACGGTTCCGCATGACGTGCCGTATCTCGAAGACATGCATGGCTATGGCCCCGCTGCCGAATGGGGGCATGAACTCGCCGCGGACATGGAGGACTGGCGCCGCGGCAACATTCGCTGGAACGATGTCGACAACGGTGTCCTTCTGAGCGGCCCTCCGGGTTGCGGCAAGACGACCTTCGCGAAGTCGCTCGCTCGCTCGCTTGACGCGCATTTCGTCGCTGGCAGCTACAGCTCATGGCTCGGGACCGGCGACGGCCATCAGGGCAATCTTCTGCTGGCAATGCGGGCGGCGTTCGCGGAGGCCATGAAGCATGCGCCGAGCGTCCTTTTGATCGATGAAATCGACAACTTCGTTGCCCGTGGCTCAATCGGCAACGGACGCTCGGATGAGTGGAACCGCGGCGTGGTCAATGGCCTCTTGGAGTGCCTGGACGGCGCTGTCGAGCGCGAGGGCGTGGTCGTCGTAGGCGCGACCAATGATCCGTCGGGCATCGACACGGCGCTCCGCCGTCCGGGTCGCCTCGACCGCCACATCGAAATCCCGCTTCCCGATGCCAAGGCGCGTTCCGCGATCCTGCGTCAGCACCTCGACGCTAACATTGACGTGACTTGCCTCGACCGTGAGACGGAAGGCATGTCGGGTGCAGACCTCGAACGTGTGGCTCGCGACGCACGCCGCCGCGCACGCCGTGAGCGTGTCGATGTCGGTATCCACCATGTCCGCGCTTCGCTTCCGGTTCGCCAGAGCCGAACGCCCGCATATCGCCGTCATATCGCCGTCCACGAAATCGGCCACGCGGTCGTCGCTGTCGCAACCGGCAGCCGTGTGCGCGAGGTTTTTGTGGAACCCGACTTCGTCGCGGACCAGCCGAGCCACATCGCTGGCGCGGCGGTGGTCAGCATGCGCGAGGGTATCCAGGACTACCAGTGGCATATGGACCGCGTCGCGCACTGCCTCGGCGGTCTGGCCGCGGAGAAAATGATCTATGGCAGCCACAGCGACAGCGTCTCCGTCGATCTGGTCAATGCGACGAATGCCGCGCGCAACGCCCTTGCGAGCTACGGCATGGGCGGCTCGCTGTACTCCCACGGTGTCGCGGGTATGACTGACCTCGCTCGTGCGCAGGATTTCGATCCGGGTCTGCGTCAAAGCATCGACGGCATCCTGCACGATCAGGCAGCGCGTGCGCGCGCCATTCTCGAGGAACACCGCGAGGCGGTTGCGGAACTCGTCGAGATGCTCCTGCAGCATCACCGCCTGGACGGTGCGGTCGTGCATGAAGTCGTCGCACGCCCGCGCCGTCAGTTGGCCCTTGCGATCTAAGGGAGGGTCAGATGTTCGTGAAAAAGTTCTACGTCAGCGACACCCACTTCGGCCACGCTCTCATGCTGACGTCGGGAGACCGGCCGTTCCGCTCAACGGACGAGATGGACGAAGCAATGATCCACCGCTGGAACACCGCTGTCGGCGATAATGACATTGTGTATCACCTCGGTGACTTCTCCATGGCTCTCGGCATCGAGGATCGCGTTCGCGGGATTTTCCACCGGTTGCGCGGGCGCAAGTACCTGATCCTCGGAAACCACGACTACCGCAAGCCGAATGTCGTCCACCCGACGCTGGCGGGGCTGGAATGGGCCGCGCCGCCGACCCCGGCGCTGGAAACGACCGACGAGGGCCATCGCGTCTTTCTGAGCCACTACGCTCATCGTGTATGGCCGGGATCGCATAAAGGTTCGTTCCACTTTTTCGGTCATTCTCACGGTGCGCTACCACCTCTAGGTCGCAGTCGCGATGTGGGCGTGGATTGCCGTGACGTGGCCTTCAATCCGAAGACATTCGCGGAGCTGACGAAAGGGATGAGGAAATGACCGGCGAAGAACTGAACAACATCTACGGCAATATCATCATGCCGGATGCGACGGTCGCGGTGCCTGCTCAGTGGATGCCTGCCGTCCACGAGGCCTTGCAGGCGCTGCATGACCTTCCGGGCAGCGTGCGTGCATTCCTCATCGTCACGGGTTTCGGCGAAGAGAACGGCCATCTGGTCGTCGAGATGGTCGCGTCGACGCAATACATTTCCGCCGACGGCATGGCCGCGATCGCATCGATCGTGGAGAGGGCGCAGGCCGCCGTCCTCGCGCGGAGGCACTGATGCGCTTGGAATACGATCTCGAAATCCGAGACCTGTCGTGCGGCATTGTTCGCGATGGCCTCGGGATGGATATCGGCGACGGTTGGCGTGAGATTGCGGTTGATGCCATCGGTCGCCTGGCGGAGGTGTCGCACGGTCGCCTCCGGGTGGACAGGGTCGGCGAGAAGTGGGGTATGCTCAACATCCGACCTCTTGCTCGGGGTCTCGGCGACGATACGATCCGCGCGATCTTTGAGATCACGTCGACGGCCAGATCGCGGTCGTCCGATGTCTGCGAACTCTGCGGCCGTTTCGGCGAAATCCGCCGTGCCGGTTGGCACCGGGTTCGTTGCGACGATTGCGAGAACGAGCATGTTCGCCGTCGGCAGTTTGAGAGCGGAAATCACAAGGATATCGACGAGGCGGTCGGGTACTACGTCCGCGTATGCTTGGAACACGGACGATTGTTTCCGGTCGCCAACATCGTCATGCAGGCGTGGCCCGATGACACCGACCGACGGTTCTTCCTCGACGAGGTCAACGATGTCGTCGGCTGGTGGCGTGCTGGCATGCAGCACCGCCATCTCGACGAAAACCTTCGCGAGGAGTTCCGAAGCCTCCGCTTTCGATAGCGGTCGTTACTGAATCTAAGAAATAGGAACAACCGACAGAAATCTCGCCGGCGAATTAGCGCCGGCGGAAAACCGAACACATCATCGTTGTCAGAACCATAACAAAAGGGGGATGGCACGATGGGAACGACAGCAACAAAGAGATGGACCGCCGACGAGGACATGACGATCCTGTCGATGTGGGAGGAAGGGGCCAACATCCTCGACATCGCCCGCTCGGTCGGCAAGAGCTATGGTGCCGTACAGACGCGCATCCACCGCAAGGGCTGCGGCAAGCAGGTCGGTTCCAACACGATCAAGCGCCAGCGCTGGACGGTCGAGGAGAACGACCAGATCGTCGCCATGCGCCGTCTGGGCAAGCCGTATCATGAGATCGCCAGCGCGCTAGGCCGGACGGAGGTCGCGCTCATGTCGCAGGCGATGCGCCTCGGCATCACGACCGATCCGAAGACGGCTCTGCCGACCAAGACCCTGCCCAGGGACTCCAAGCCTTCCAAGGGCAATATCTCGCGATACGACCGCCAGGGGCGTGAGAACTCACGGCAGGCGGGCCAGAAGGCGATCAGACCATGCATCACGTGCAAGGAGCCCTTCATGTCGGAATGGATCGGCAACCGCATGTGCCAGCCTTGCAAGAACCGGACGGAGGAATACGGGGACGGTTGAAGCCGAATCCAGACCTCGAAATCGGGGTCTTGAATTCCCTGTGGATGGGCAGCAAACTTGAAACTAGCTGACCCCAGACTGACCCTGACCCGAAAAATAGCTGGGTCAGGATGGCGATGGCACCGCCAAGGTGTTGATTTTGCTGATGTCTGTCTTGGGTTTTTGGTGAGCGCGCAGGGATTCGAACCCTGGACCTACTGATTAAAAGTCATCATTGGTTATCACGAAAACATAAGCTTACGTTATGTGTCTCGTGCGACTTTCTCTCATTGATGTTGATCCGCGCGATTTCTTGCCTCTGCGCTTGACTCGTCTCGACGCGAGAACATAATAAGAACGAAGAACGGCGAATGCGGCCGCCATCCTACAACGAAAACAGCTTGCCTGCTGTGGCCTTCACAGGAGAACGACGACATGCGCCCGCTCGAGAAACAACCCACCCTCCGCGAAGAAGCCGCCGAGATCCTGGCTCTCCATGACGGCAACGCGCTGGAAGCCCTGCGCACGCTGATCGCCGAGCGTGACGCGATCGAGGAACGCCTGGCAATAGCTACGCTCGTGATGGGCCGCGGCTTCACGCGCGGCTGGCGGCCATGAGGCGTTCGGCACGTCATGGCCTACCGCCACCTGCCGGATCTCACTCCAGGGACCGTGCTCGACTCTTCCATGCTGTCGGGAACGAATGTCTATGTGAACTCGCGGCAGCACTCCGTCACGCTGCAGGACATCCCGGAATGGTATGGCATCGGCGCGCGCTGCTCGCGCTGCAAGCATGCATCCATGCTTGATCGCTGGGAACTGGCCTACCGCTACGGGAAGAAACGGGTCGTCATGACGCTCGAGCCCAAGCTCCGCTGCACGCGGTGCAACAACCGCGAAGCGAATGACTTCGTGCTGGCGAAGCTGCGCCGCTAGTCAGGTCGGGCGGCCGAGGCGCTGAAGAACGGCGAGCATGACCGCATCGGAGATCCACATCGCACTGACCCCGATCAGGAAGCCGACCGCGCCGAAGGTGGCGAGCGGATCGTCGGGCAGCGGCACGGCGACGGATCGAAGCAGGTGGACGCCCGTAGCGGTCAGATAGCCGGCCGCAAGCGCCCCGCAGAAAGGCGAGACGATGCGCTCGCGCAGGGAATGGCGCGTCGAGGAAAGCGCCCGCAGCAATCCGCCCGCCCCGCCCGCGGCGAGGTAAAGCGGGTTCAATCCCAGCGCCTCGAGGAAGTCCTTCATTCCTTGCTCCTCAGCGCCGCCGCGCCGCGCAGCACCGTGTTGCCGCCCATGTAGAGCCCGACGAAGGTCAGGAAGACCTGGAAGAAGTCCGGCCAGCCGATCACCAGGGTGATGCCCTGCCGCGCGCCCAGTGCCGCCAGCAGCGTGTTGAGCAGCGGCACGATTGCCGCATACCAGGCCACAAGGCCGAGCATCAGCCACATGCCAGCCGGCCGCCAGAGCCAGCCGAACGGCGTTTCCTTCTTCATCTCCTCGATCATCAGCCGGTTCGCTTCCCGCTGCTGGGCGTTCCAGGCGGTGACGAGCTCGGGCGTTTCCGCCTCGACGGCCGCTACGGCCTGTTCGAGCTGAGGGGCCGGAACCGCCTGAAGCTCGCCGGCAGGTACGCCGGCCTTCTCGGCGATCGCATCGATGACGACGCTGCCGAGCTCGCCGGCCGTGCCGCCGACATGCTTCTCGAGGATCGACTTGACGATCGGCGCGCCGACCTTCGCGGCCGCGCCCAGGAGGATGGAGACGATCGGGCTCATGCTGCAGCTCCCGCATAGGCCTGCGCACGCGCGTCGTGTGCCCGTTTCTTCACATAAAGGATCAAAGCAACAACGATCGCGATCGCCGCGATGCCGCCGAGCACCCAGAGCGCCGCCGCATCCATGCCGCCAGCGTCGACCGCCGCACCGCCGCCGGCTGTTGCTCCGGCGCCCCCTGTCGTCTTTGCCGTGGCGTCAGCCGTCTTCGCCGCCTTATTCGCCGCCTCGGCCTCGGCGGCGGCATCGGCGCGGATCCGCGCGTCCGACACCCCCATGAAGGCGAGTGCCATGGCAACGCCTTTCACCTCGATATCGGCAACCCGCCGGCCCCAGCCTTTCCCGAAGGTCTTCCAGATCTTCAGCGCCTGCATGAAGGACAGACGCGCCCGGCAGATTTTCCGGACCGTCACCGAATGATCGCTCGAACCAACCGAAGCCTTGAGCCACTTGATGCCCCGGCTGACACCGGAATTGACGGCAGCGTCGTAGGTGGCGAGGTCGACACCGGGCACCAGGTGATATTTCTCCACCGTCGGGTTCCAGTAGTCCTCGCGGTAGATCGTCAGCACCTCTGCATCCGTGATCGTCTTGACGTTACGGCTCGGCTTGCCGCGCCTCTTCAGCCACTCAGTGAATTTCGCTTGGGTGACGCCCTTCATGGTCGCACCGCCGGGATCATCCTTATGGTTGCTATACAGCCCTTCGTGCCCGGCGGTGATCGCGTGGCAGATGGAAAAGCGGTCTGGCATGAAAACGGCTCTGGCCTGGTTGAAGTGGAGCCGAGTGTAAGAGGCCGTGGATGTGGTCAAATGCGCTGGGAGATTACAGCGCGTGGCAGAGACGCCAGAAGTCGTCCACCTCAGCTTCCGTCATGGACTGCGCCATGGCGAAGATCAGCACGAGCGGATGCGAGCGGAAGAATGATCCCGCCCCGAGGAGAAGCATCGTAGCCTCGAAGGCGGCTTCCTCGTCTGTCATTCCATCGACGATAGCCTGAATGGCGGAAGGAAGGGCCGAGCCTTGGATGAAAGCAATCGCTTCCTGCTTCGTGATCAACCCGGCGACCGCAAGGCCCTGGCAGAACTGCCTGCGGGAGATTTCGTCCGGTACGGGAACGACGATCGGCCCAGGCGGCAACATCGGGATTTCGATGGTGCCCTCCGGCCATCCATTCATGATCTCGTCCGAAGGCTCTGAGATCGTGACCCATTCGTTACCGGCCGGATCGCGCCATCTTTTCTCGGTCATGCTCGCATCTCCATAACTGTCCACGTCCCCGAGCCAATACGGTAGTACCATCCAGGCGGCACTACTGTGAAAACGGTAAAGTCGTTGGCGCCAAACTGGACGGGGCTGGTCATGCCTGAATTGTTGGCAAGTTCAATGATTGCCCCGTTAGCCGTTCGGTTCCCGTTCAACGGAAGAAACTTGCCTGTCGTGTTCTGATAAACTGTACTCGGAGTGCGGGTTACGACCTGCCACGTCCCCCAGCTCCAGAGAGGTGCAGCATCCTGCTCGCTGACCGGCGGCCCGTTTGTGCCGGAAGCCCGGACAAGGCGTCCGAGGAGCCGTTTACGGTCGTAGTTGGCTGGCATCGTTGGAGCAGTGCTGGATAGCGAGAACAGTGCATCGGTGACGAGCGTATCCGACCGCTGGATGAGCCAGATGTAGTAGGTGTTGTTACCAAGCGTTCCTGTGTCCAAGCCGCCTTGGTTCGTGCCTACGACCCATGCCGCATCAATCCGCTTTGTGAAGGATGAGGTGAGCTGCATCAGGTAGAATGGAGATGCGTCGGACGCCGCTGCGCCTAGCGCTATGTCAATGTCGTTCGCTGCGTCGGAAGCATTCGTCGTCAGCGCGAGGCCAAAGCTGTAGCCTTGGAGTTGCGGGCCGGAAAGCGGCGTTCCGAACACTGATGCCTGAAAAGTCGTTGTTCCCGTCTTGAAAATTTCCGCTTTCTGGCCCGGCTGGAGGATGAGCGTCGTCCCGCCATTGATAGTATCCGTCGAAGCGGGATCGATCGTCACGTTGCCGGTGGAATCGTTCCATACCTCAATGCGCCAGTTCGTGCGCAGGTTGGCCGTTACGTCGAGCGAGAGCGTCGCGGCAGCCGTGAAGCGGATCGAGGCGAGATAGTCGGCATCGAGCGCAGTGTAATTCGCCGACTTCGCAACAATCGTCGGATAGATCGTCACCGGCGGAAGGCTGTTCACGTCAGCGAAGAAGGCCGTTCCGTCGCAATAGACGATGGCCGACTCTCCTTGCTTCAGGACGAGCGTGGCGTCTCCGTTGATCGTCTCGGCCGCATCTGGGTCAATCGTCACGTCCCCGCCCACGGCCATGACGGCGCAATGCCAGTCCACGCCGAGTGTGGCCGCCGCGGTCAGCGACAGGGTAGCGGCAGCAGTGAAGCGGAGAGTTGCATTGTTGTCGTTCGCAACCGCCGTGTATGCGCCGGACTTCGAGGCCAGCACGACGCCGTTGTCGAGATCCCGCCGAAGGATCGCCATGATCGTGCGGAAGGCATTGTCGAAGTTGGACACGGCATTTGTTCCGAGAATGCCGATACCTCCGATATCGCTGTTGTCGCCGGCTGTCGTGGAGAAGTCCAGAAAGGTGTTCTTTGCCATGGGTGCCTCTTAATAAAGCCCGACGCTGCCCTTCGAGACAGCAGAGCGGTATTGGCCAGAAGACTGCGCGACCGAGCGGCCGTAGTCGGTCTGCTTGCCGTCGCCGTAGACCGGCCCCTTCGGCGCAGCCGGGAAGCCGTTGGCTGTCGTCACGGTGTTCATAAGCTGGTTGCCGAGATAGCCGCCGAGGAGCGCGCCGAGCGGGCCGGCGACCAGGCCGCCGAGAATGCCACCGCCAAGCGGTCCGATGCCGTTCTTGAATGCAGAGGCGAGTTGCGCCTTGCGGTTCACACCCTGCGCGGCGGTCCTCATTTGCTGATCGGCAACCATGCCGTATTCGTCGGGAGACAGGAGCCCGACTTGCCGCGTGGTGCGGCGCGTGGTCGTCTGCGGGCTCGATATCGTCTTTGCCGTTGCGGGCCCTTCGACCATGGCAGCCGTTTCGACAGGCGAGGCCAGAAGTCCAGGGGTGATGGTCTGGACTTTGACCGGTGCCACGCCGAACTGATTGGCTGCCGTCAGCGCCGGGTTCGGACCAACGATACCAGTATATTCGGTCTCGTTGAGCGGCGCGGAGATATCGCGCAGCGGGGACGATACCGCGCTCACCGGCACTGTGCTCGTCAGGGTCGGGGAAACGCCCGTGAGACTAACCGCCGCTTTGACATTCGAAGGGTAGGATTCAGGCGTGGCAACAGCGGGCGTCAAACGGCTGGTCTTGGGGCTCACAGACGAACTGCGCTCAACAGCCTGCGAGAAACCGCTGTCGAGAGGGCTGGAAACGGTCTGCGCACCGGCAAGCACGCCCTTGGCCGCATCGCGACGAGCAAGGGCGTCCTGCCGCTGCCTGTCGCTCAGCGCAAGCGTGGCGGGGGCACGGGCCGCATTATCCGCCGTGAGCGCAGATCGAAGCCCATCCCGGCCCTGAGCTACCTCGGCATTGTCCATCATGCGCGACTGAACGCCTGTGTTCACGCCGGCTCCCGATAGGTTGAGGCTCGGCGTTTGGCGCATCGTGTCCGCTAGAAGGCCGTAGCCGCGCTTTTGCTGGTCGAGGGATGCGGCGCCAGCGTCGGGCAACGAACGGCGCTCCACCGCCATTGGAGCGGCAGAATTCCACGCTTCCGGCCGCGCCTCTGGGGTCGGTACGCGCGCGGACGTGTCGAAGCCGACCACGCTGCGGGGGTCAACCTTCCGCCCCTCTTGGTCAATCGTCTCGAAATGCAAATGAGGACCTGCCGAACGGCCGGTGTTTCCCACTACCCCGACGGGCGTCCCGCGGGCGACTTCATCGCCGATGGCGACGTTGCCAATCTCTGCCAGATGCCCATAGCGAGTTCGCATGCCGTCGGGATGGGTAATCTCGACCATGTTCCCATAGCCTTGCCTTGGGCCGGCGTAGCTCACCACCCCACCGGCGGCAGCCTCAACGGGATATCCAGAAGCACCAGGCCCGAGCGACATATCCAACCCGGCGTGAAAGCTCGATCCAACTCCAAACGGCGTTCGCGGCGCAGCACGGTTACCGTACTCGCTGGTGATGCGGTCGCCCAAGGCGCCGAACGGTGAACCGTACCCTTCGCGGGCGCTTGACAAGAGGCCGCCAGAAGCCGCCGCACCGGCGATCTCACCTTCCCGCGACAGCGCCCCGGCGAGGGCTTGCTGTGGTGTCGCCGAATATCCTCCGGAGAGGCTGTCGAACGGAGACGAGCCGACAGCGGCCCGTGCCTCGGGCGCATAGCTTGCAAGCGTGACAGAGCCAGAAGGCTCAACGTATCCCTGCGCGGTGCGGATCGCCCGGTTCTGCGGGTCCGAAAAATAGTGATGCCCGGCCGTCGTCGTTTCGGCTTCCAGGCCACCCGGCAGGTTCCCCGCAGCGCGCGGCGTGGCATAGTACGTCGCATTGTGGATCGGCCCGCTTTCCTGCACTTCACGCAACGCGCGTTCCGCTAGGGCGCGGTATTTCTCGACGCCAGCAGGAAATGCCCTGCCATAGGCGTTGAACTGCGACTGGACGCGCACCACGTCTTTCAGCGGTACGCCGGTCTGAACCGCCCGATTGTGGATGACGGATGCGATTGCCTTCATATCCTGAAAGCGCTCGGCGGGCGTCTTGCCTCCGGCTTCTGCCATGATCGTGTCGACAACGCTTGTGACTTTCGCCATCAAGGCCTCCAGGAGAAATCGGCTTGAAATTGGAAAGGGCGGGTGTAGGCTTTTTCGCCTATCGCCCGAAGGACCGAACGATGAAGCTCACCGTCCTATCTTTGCTTGCCGCTGCGCTGGGTCTCGCACCTTCAGCTTGGGCAAAGGACATGTATTATCCGACCTATGGCGGCCCCGATGGAGCAATCGTCGAGTTCAAGAAGGGCGGCTTTTACATCACGCAATTCGATGAAAATGGCGACTACACGTATGATTGCGAGAAGATCAGCAGCCTGAGCCCTTCCATGCATTGGGCGCAGTGCAAGGGCGGCGAAAAATTCCTGTTCACGCTCGATCCGAAACACCCAGAGACGATGAAGATCGGCGATATCGTTTACACTGCCTGCGGAAAGACCGGCGAGAAGTGCAATTGACCGACTTCTTTCCTCAATGGCTTCGTGTATGGTGCGCGGGATGAGCGAGCGCCCAAACAAGAAGCGAGACGACTGGATCACCCGAGCGCAGGCGCGCGACAAGTGGTTCCCTCTCTCTATGCTGGCTGTCGCCATCGGCGTGTACATCGCCCGTGAAGGCTCCTTGTTAAAATATAGTCACGGGCTGATCGACAGCATTTTCGGCATTCTCATTTTGGCATTCATCGCCTGGTGCCTCTGGCCCTCCAGCAAGGATGACCAGGAAGAGTGATCACTCAGCCGCAACCGCCATCGGCGCGGTGACGGCGAGCGCCCTCGACAGGAACGACGTGAGCGCCTGCCGCTTCTGCTCCGCAGAAAGCTTGAGCTGGTCTAGACGCTGAAGTTCCCGAACGATCTGCATCTTGCTCGTCGACGAGCTCGCCATCAGTCGCTTTGCCACTTCATCGGCCACGTCGGGCGTCATTCCGCCGAGCATCCGCAGTCGAGATCCGATGAAGCTCAACGTCGCATTGACCGGGCCGCCGGTCGCGAGGTTCTTCACCGTGTCGAGACCTTCCTTGAGGCCGCCGGCTTCAGCCATGTCGATGCCCTGCCGGACGGTCGTGCTGTTCCCCGTCACCGCCTGATAGGTGGCGCGCTTGCGAGCCTCGTCGAAGATGGTCTTGCGGAACTCGGCGAACTTCTCCGGGCTTTCGAAGAGCGTTTGCAGGTTCTTCATCTGCGCCGGGCGCGAGAAGACGCGCAGGATGGCGTTGTTCGTCACGCCGGCCTGGTCGATCTGGTTGCGCAAGGTTTCCGCGGCGCCGATCCGCGCGCTCGCCTTCTGCGCCGGCCCCATGTTCGCCACTTCCCGCTTTAGCGCTTCCGGCGACATGCGGAACACCTCGCGGCCGGTTTCCAGCGCCTTGTCCAGTTCGGCCTTTCCAGCCCACGCGCTGCGCGCCGCCGCATAGTCCGGGTTCAGCCTGTCCACTTCGGACAGCATGCGGTTCTTCAGGCCGACGAGGATGCGGCCCTCGTTCGTCACCTTCTTGGTGATGCTGTCGGTCTCGCGCTCGATCATGTCGTCCATGGCGCGCTTGATATAGTCCCACCCGCGCGTATCCGGCACGCGGCGCACCACGTTTCCGTTCTGGGTGACGTTCACGAACATCTGCTTGAACGGCACCTGTTCATTCCCGGCCAGCGTCTCGGCGTGGCGCAGCGCGGTCTTTCCGGCCGGCGTCTCAAGGATATCCTCAAGCGTCCTGGTGAAGTGCACCGGCTTGGAATACGCCTGCCGATAGAGAGGACCTGCTGCCTTCTCCGCTGCGTCCGCAATCGCATCTTTGGCAGCCAGATAGCCATCCGGGTCCGCGAACGTCTGCGAGATAGCCGACTTCAGCCGATCCCCCTGCCCGAACTGGCGAAGCGTCACCTGCGCCTGAACGCGGCCCCGAGCCTTACCCGGGATGTTGGTGGCCGTCCTCAACAGGTCTCGCGTGGATTCACCGCCGACATCGGCAAGCGTCAGGTTGTTGCCGTTCGCCATGCGCTGGCCGGCCTGATCGATGGGCATGCGCGACGTGACGCGCTCGGCAACCTTCTCGGCGGCGTAGCGGGCGGGATTGACGCGGGCCTTCACCGCATCGACGAATGGCTTTGCCACGGCGCGGCCGACCTCCGTTACGACCGGAACCGCAGCGCCACCGGCCGCCCCCATCAGGATGCCTTGCCCGACGTCGGTATCATTGCCGGCTGCCGAGAGACCGCCGTATCCAGCGCCCTCGATGCCGAGGAGGCCGGCACGAGCCGCAAGGCCCTTCGCGCCGGTCATCGCGCCCGTGCCGAAGCGGCCGGCGAGCGTCAGGCCCTTGCTTGCCGCTGCCATCGGGGCTGCAAGCGCTCCGCCAATTTCAGCGACGGTTCCCACTGCCCCCGCACGATCACGCGCGTCCTGCGTCGAGCCCTTCATTTTCGCCAGTTCTTTGTCGTATCCCTCGCCGGTGACGGCGGAGCGAAGAGCGGCGGCGCCCTTGTTGCCGTAGCCCATGGTGATGCCGTTGGCGGCGAGGTCGACAAGATCGCCAGCCGCGACAATCGGCTTCTTCCACTCCGGAAGGCGGTCGAAACGGGCCTGTGCAAGGCTGTCGATAGAGGCATCGCCGAACTTGTTCGACAAGCGGGAGAGCTCGTCGCGCGTGTCCTTCGACACCTGGCTTTCCGGCGCTTCGGTGATACCGAGCTGGCTGGCGATCTCCTCGACCGTGGCGTTCTGCTGTTCCGGCGAAAGCTTGAGGAAGCTCTCGTCGACCTGCACGCGCTTGCCGTTGATGTTGAGTGTAGGCATCATTCAACCTCCCACTGGATACCGGACGAGGTGCGGGCACCGCTGGAACCGGAGGTGTCACCGCCGCCGACGGGATTCCCTCCGCCTGCAGCTCGCTTCCGCGCAGTCTCAAGCGCGCGCTGTACAACGCCGCGCAGTTCGTTCAGCGCGGAACGGTAATCCTGCTCGTTCTGCGCAGTATTGAGGCGCGCCATGGCTGCCGTCGCCTTCGCGCCCTCGACTTCGGTGATCTGTCCGGCGCCGCGCAGCTTGTCGAACGCCTGCAAGAACGACTGACCGCCAATCTGGTCCATTTTCGACTGCACACGGGCGGCACTGCTGGAGAAGTTCGGCCGCCAGCTATCGACCGCGCCGACCATGCTGTCGAGGTAGGGGTCCTTGTCCAGGCTGTCTATCGCCGTCAGAAGTTCGCGGGCGTTGTCTTCAATCGAGGGAAGCGCATCACGCGCTTCGGATAGCGCCTTGCCCTGCCCCTTCTGGGTCTCCGCCCCGGATAGATCCTTCGGAATCTGCCCGACCGGCTGGCGCGTGATCGGGTCGAGCAGCACGAAATGCGTGCCGGCGTCCATCTTGATCGGCTCCTTCGACAGCGTGACGCCGGAAGGAAGCGGCGTCTGCTTCGACGTTCCGCTCTTGCTGAGCTGAAGAATGACCGGATTTCCATTGGCATCAACGCCGTACTGCGGATTGAGGCCGTACTCGGCATCACCGCCGCCCGCGCCGGCCGGAGGAGCAACCCACTCGCCCGTCTGCGTGTTGTAGATGTTCTTCCCGACGGCCATGAAGTTGTTGCGCGGCTTGGCTGCCTCAAGCTTCTGCTGATAGGCCAGCTTCCACGCATCGCCGGCCGTGAGAGCGCCCGACTGGACGGCCTGCGCCAGTTCCGGGTTCGTCTTCTGGAGCCACGCTACCGTCTTATTGGCATTCATCGCATTGGAGAGGCCCTGCGCGCCAAGGGCGGCCTGCTCCGTCCCTGTCTTGCCGGAGAGCAGCCCAAGGCCAAGCTGAGTGAGGCCGGTGCTATTGTTGCGAAGGAAGTCCATCGGTGCCATGAGCGCCGCTCCTTAGAAAAGACCGCCGAGAAGGCCAAGGCCGGTGGTGCCGTAGCCGAGCGCCGTCAGGAACGGGTTCTGGCCTGGCTGCGTCTGTGTCGTCGTCCCGCCAAGCTGGCCGGCGCCCGAGGCGATGGCGTTGAGCTTGCTGATCTGGTTCCACGGCGCGTTGTTCGTGTCGTTGAAGATGCGAAGCTCGTCGTTCTTCATACGGGTCGCCAGATCCTCATCCATTGCCCCGAGCTGCATCAGGTCCGTCGCCGGCAGCTTCAGGCCTTCATAGGCCGAACCGAGGTTCTGGAAGCCGCTGTTGCCCATGTTGAACAGACTGGTGTTCGCCGCATCGCGCCGGTTCTGCCAATCGCTATATTCCTGGCCGACCATGCGGGACGTAAGGTCTCCGATGGTGCTGCCGAGCGTATCCTGGTGGATGCCCGAGCCATATCGACCAGCGCCGCCAGCGTTCAGGTTGACGGCATCGCGCGCCGAATCCTGCGCCTGCCTCAAGACCTGCTGGAATGCCGGATTGGCGTTGATATCGAAGCTCGAATTGGCGATAGCCCGCGTGTTATTCACGGCATCCATTTGCGGCGCGGTGAAGCCGCCGTTGTTGATCACGTCCTGGAACTGCCCGGAGATCCCGGCGCCACTCGAATTCGCGTTCGCCGCGTTCGAGATCATGCCCATGGCATTCTGTGTGTTCTGGCTCCACGGCGTAACCGTCGATCCGGTATACACCGACTTCGCGCCGGTCGGGTCCGCCTTAAATGCGTCCTCCGCCGCCTTCAGCCCGGTCTTGAGCGCGGGTTGCGCAGCAGCCCAAGGGGCATTGCTCGCCGTCGTCGTGGTCTTGCTGCTGCCGCTCATATCTGAACCTCGTATGTCGCGCGAAGTTTTCGCGGCTTCCAATGCTTGATCACTTCCGACCATCCTTCCCGGCCGTCGTAGACGAAGCGCTTCGCTCCGCCTTCCCGCATCACCTTCACCACGGCGCCGGGGAAATCCTTCAGCCATCCGTCCATGTCGTTCCCGCCGAGGATGAGGCAGCGGAGAACGGTCCCGTTGCTCCACTTCTGAAACTGGAGGATCGCGCCCATGACCGGCTCCTGGCCGTCCATGGCGCACATCAGGAAGGCTTGCCCGGATCGGCACATCTGCCAGAGATCGGCCACCGAGAGATCATCGCCGAAGCGGTCGATTGCCTCCTGAAACCTCGGGGCAAGCCGAGGCCAGAGGGCGTCCACCTCAGCCGTGTTCGCAAGGCCGATCATCATCGGGATAACGCAAAGTTCATGATGTAGACGAGCGTCACAGTGACGCCGGTATTGCCGACGGCCCGGATTTCATCGCCTGCGACAAGGCGCAGAGGCAGGTTGTCGAGAACGACGCTCTTCTTCGTCTCTACCGGCCCCTGCCAGACAAGATGCTCGACAGCGTTCGCGGCATCGTACCAGCGCAGTTGACAAGTCACCGTGCCGGCGTTGTCGTTGCAGAAGGCCACCGAGGCGAGCGTCTGGCTATCGTTCGAGGCAGTATCGCCGATCTTGGTAACGCCTGTCCCGGCAAGGGCCTGTGATACCGGAACCTGCACATTGCCGTTGTAAAAGCCCGTGACGCTCATTGCTGCCCCGACTGTTGCGCGTTGACATCGACCGAACTGACGACGCTCCAGTCGGCGCCGGCAGGGATTTCAAGCCGCATCTTGTGAAGACGACCGTCTGAACGGAAAGGCACCAGTCCAGCCCGATTGATCAAGTTGGCCGAGGACCACGAGATATCGGCACCGTGAAAGCGGCGCGTTCCGTCCTTCAGGGTGAAGGTGAGGCAATCCGTATTGACGCGGGCGCTGTTGACGAATGAAGCAGCCATGCCGTCGATCTCGACGTCTGCCGTGTCGATGGTCGCGGCGAGATTATCACCGGAGAAATAGGCTAGCCGGTTGTCGGGCGTGAACGTTGCGAAGGTCGGCCGGCCGCCCGAGAAGAGACGACTGTCGAAGGGTTCCGTCACCTCGTTGATGGAGGCGTAAAGCGTGTCGAGACCGTCCCACGACAGATCGGGCGTGGCGAGCGCCATCATCTCGCCGACGTTAAGGTCTGTCGTGCACCAACGATCAAGTTGCCAATCATAGCCAAGCCGGCGATAGCTGCCGTCAGCAAGGCGGAACTTCCACCAGACGATCTTTTCGAACGGATCGGCCGCGCCCTGGACGTCTGAAAGATATGCCGTATCGACGTTTTTCAGAAACCACCTGTCCACACGCTCGGCACCGATGGGCCGACGCTCGGCACCACCAAAGAAGCCGTCTTCAGACAGGTAGAAGAATAGACCGGGGCCGATAGAGACGATGGACCGCGGCGCAACCGTGCCCTGCTTCGGGTTGATGACCGTCCGAGTGAAGGTGAAGCCAGACGACAGGGCGAACGGAAAGAACTGCATGCCGGCGCGCTGGATGACGTTGAAGCCGCCTTGCTCGCCGAAGCCGCCCATGACCTCGTCGCCTTCGGGAAGCTCCTGGTAGTCCGCGCCTTCCTTCTTCGGTCGCCACTCTTCGATGTTGTTGATGCCCGACCAGCGCACGGTCTTTTGACCGACAGATCCTTCAAGATATCCGAGGACGAGGAAGTCGCCGGCAACCCACGAATATTTCGCGCGCGGCGGGTCTCCAGCCAGATCGGCGAACTCGCCGCCCAAGTTGATATCGTAGACCTGTATCGGGTCAGCGATATTGTGCGCCACGAGCTGATCGCCAAACCGGGTAAACGTCCAGGAATCCTGCAACGGAAGGCGATATGGCGCGCTCGGGCCGCTGATGTCGGTCCAGGTGTAATCGGTCGTGTTGAAGAGGTAGAGGCCCGTCGCCGTGCCGGCAATGATGCTGTAGCTGCCGGATGCGGTGCGAACGTAGACGCCTCCGCGGCACTCGCCGGGAAGAGGTTCCGAAACGACGGACAGTCCCGGAATCGGTGCCCAACCATTGGCCACGGGCTGCGCATTGACGACGTTCGCGCTCACCCTGGCGTCATACGGGCTCTTATCGGGCTCAAAGGGGCCGAAGGGGATGATCATAGATCGCTCCTGCACCTGCGGCCGAGCAGCGTCAGCATCGGATCGACGGTGAGCATGCCGCGCTTCTTCTCGGCTTCTTCGTTCTGCACCTCGGCGAGGAATTCATCCCACATCGACTTGAAGCCGACGGCCAGCCCCGCGTTCTGGATGTAGACGCTGCCCCAATAGATCGATGCGGCCAGATAGAGATCGGGATGGTTTTTCAGGAACGCATTCGACGGCGCCGCATTGGAAAGCGCCAATCGGCCCTTGAAGATGAACCGGAACGAGTAAGCATCGGCGCAGGGGCGCTCGAATTGAATGGTATTGCCTTCGATGGCCCAGAAGGCGGGAACGTCGGCCTGGTCGGTCGTCGGGAATGTCCCGAGCACCAACGGCGTCATCGAGCGTTCCGTCTTGTCGGCCGTCACCCAGAGAGCATCCGGCTCGGTCATGTTGAGCACGGAAATGTCGATGGCTGGGCTTCCGGCCGTGCCCGTGAGCGTGGCCGTCGTCGAAACAGGTTCCAGAAGGCGATTGAGCCTCGATTCCGCCAACTGGATGAAGGTCGTCGCCTTCCCCTGCACGTCGTTGCGCGCCATCCAGTCGGTGATTTCGGTTTGCAGCTCGGCATAATTCGAGATCGCCATGCGCCTGCCCTCGTTCTTTCCAGCAAACGGCCCCGCCCGAGATTTCTCCCGGGCGGAGCGGTTTCAGACCTGGCTCAGTTGAAGTGCAGACGAGCAGCCCACTCGGGCCGCAGCGTCTTGTAGCCGTACAGGACGTCGATACGGCACGGCAGGTTGTCGTTGTTGATATCGTACTGGCGCACGATACGCATGGAGATGCCGTCCATGACCTCGCGGCGGGCGAAGTCGACGCCGTTCGGCATCACAAGGTCGGCCGTGGCGAAGGTGAAGGCGTCTTCCTGATAGACAAGCGACGTGGTGTCCTGCCCGGAGGCCGTGCCGGCAATGGTGACGGCCTTGCCGGAACCTGCGCCGTTGATCACGACGTTCTGCTTCGGGTCCGTGTTCGACGAGATCGGCGTCGGCGAGACGGTGATATTGCCCGCGCCGCCCGCATAGTCGGCGGTGATGACGAACTGCTGCGGAACGCCGTTATCAACCTTCGTTTCCGGATGAACGCTGTTCACGCCTGCGATGGTGATCACGTCGCCCTTGTTCAGCGAGCCCGTGCCGGCCGTCACGGCGATAGTGGCGGAGCCGGACGTGATGCCGGTGGAGGTATTGACGACATACGCAGCATCGCCCGCGCCGCGGGTATGCCCCGGCCAGAGCGTGTTTTCCATGAAGTCGAAGCCACCGGCCCGGCCCATGTAGCCCTCCTTGTACTGCTTGGAGAGCTGCGCCTGGTCGTTGAACAGCGTCTTCGTGTCCTTGACCATATCCGCCATGTCCTTCGAGTTCAGGTTGGCGGAGCGGTCGTTGAGCGGCGCAAGGCCACGCTGGATGAGGACACGGGCGTCAAGCACGCTGTTGTAGGTCAGGGTGTTGCCCGACGACCAGATGCTGTTCGCCACATCCTTGTACATGCTCATCGCATCGTACTCGATGTTGGCCGCCAGCACCGACATGGCCGGGTCCAGGATGCGCTTGGAGAAGTCATCCAGCGACAGGGTCAGGTCAGCCGACGAGAAGTTCGTGTCGACGCCCTTCTGGGTGATGACCTTGAGATCCTGGCTTTCTTCCTGCGTGTCCTGCGTGGCCAGCGTCTTGCCGGTGCGGACCTTGTAGCGGTTCGGCATGCGGATTTTCAGCGTGTCGCCGATCTTCGCGCCGGACTTGGCGAAGCTGTCGTCGTACTGGCGATTGATCGAGCCGACGAAATTGAGCTTCTGGTGGAGGATGCGCAGCGCCTCGCGGGTCACTGCGGTCGGGGTGAGAATGACGTTTGCCATTTCGATATGCTCCTTGGCCTTCGGCCTTCAGGGATGGGGGCGATCAGCCCCGACGCACCTGCGCATTCCGGCGCTTCAGCCATTCCTCTTGGGAAAGACGGTCATCGAGACCCGCGGGCGGGTTTGTTCGTGCCGTGACTTTCGAGAGGGGCTGCGCCGGACTGACGGGCTGCTTCGGTTTCGGCTGCTGGTTCTGCTTGGCGAGGGCCTGCTGTCCGATGTGGGCAAGATACAGAGTGCGATACACCTGCGGGGTGTACTGGTTGCGGAGATCCTCGACGCTGAAGCCGAGTTCCTTGGTAGCAAATTCCGTGATCTTGTTGTCCAGTTCGGGCGTCCAGCCCTTCAGTTCGCGTTCCGCAAAAGCCCGTGTTTCCCGAAGGCGCGCCTCAACGGCTTGCGTGGCCTTTTCGGACAGGTCGGCTTGCGTCTTGTCGAGGTATTGAGCGACCTGACCGCGCTGCTGCTGGAGCTGCTGAAACTGCCGCCAATGCGTCATCGCCGCAACGGGGTCTTCATTCTCCAACTGGTTCCAGTTGACGCCCTCGTACTGCTTGAGAGCGCCGTCGATGTTGAGTATTGCCGCGCGGGCCTGCAAGACCTCCTGCGAAACGTCATAGGCCGCATTGATTTCGGCCTGCCTGGCCTCGACAGCGCGCCGCTGTTCCGCAACTTCCTGCGTTTTCCGCGTGTAATCGGCATTGCGAAGGAGGGCGTCCTTCAGTTCCTGCGGGAGACGATGGACTTTGCCTTCGTACTCGACGTCCACAAGGTCGTCATCGCCGGCAATGTCGCCTTCGTCGCCATCGCCCTCTACGTTTTCGAGGTCGTCAGCCTGATTTTCCGTACCAAGATCGTCATCGGTCCCGGTGGTGGGCTGCTGCTCGTCGGCTGCAGGAATTGCCTGTTCTTCGGCAACAGCATTCAGTTCCTCGTTCATAGAGGTTCACTCCATCTCTGGCTGGTGAAAGAAAGCGCCTCTGCCCTCGGCGCGCGGGATTACTGCCCTACGGGCATCAACTGCACCGGAGCGGTGCGGGAGGCTTCAAGGACGAGCTTTGCCCTGTCCACCTGCTGATCGCCTTCGACCTGCATGCGCTTGGTCTCGGCGTTGAACGTGTCGACAGACTTGTCGCCCTTGAGGGACTGATTTTCCGCCGAAAGCTGCTGCACCTGCTGTTGAAGCTGCTGGAGCTGCTTCTGGATTTCCGGCGGTATGCTGTCCTTCCCGGCCGGGTTCATCGCTTCCAGTCGGCGCGCAATCTCGTCGGCACCCGGCCAGTCGAGGTTCTTGGCGAGCAGATCGCCCATGACCGGAGCGGCCTGCGGGAACGAACGGATAAGCTCCATCATCTGGGATGCGGCCTCTTCACGGCGGGAGGTGAAGCTCGGGCCGGCCGTAACGGTGAGGTCGTACTTGCCGGCGGTCAGGTCATAGATTGCCGCGAGTGTCTGGCCGTTCTCGCCCGTCTCCGGCTGACCATCCGGGCCCACGATGGGTTGCGGTTCTTCCGTGTTGATCTTGACCGACTTCGGGGTTCCGTCCTCGCCCATGACGCGGATGATGCGCTCGCCCGTATAGACCTTCGGAATGAGGTCAATCAGGATGCGGCCGGTGTGGCGGATCGCACGGGACAGATTGTCGATGAAATGGAACGTCGCAACGTCCCCTTCCTTCTGCCTCGCAAGGATCGCCCGACCGCTGGTCTCGTTCGAACGTGCGCCGAGGGAGGCGTCATACATGCCGACGATGGACTTCATGTCGTCGGACGCGTTCAAGGCCTCCTGAAGGGCACCGGCAGCGGGGCCAACGTCCAGCGGCTGGCGCTGCGGCGCGTCATCGTCATACTCCAGATAGGAATGGTTCTGCGTGTTCGCCGTCGCCCACCGGGCCGCATCGCTCTTGAACGTTCCCTTCTTGCCGATCCACGGCGCCCGCGGCGTAAGCGCCACAAGCTCGGTGCTCGTCGTGCGCCAGTAATTGAACATGCGCTGGGCGTCTTTGGCGCTGTGGATCAGGCTGCGGAAGTAGCGGCGGCCCTCCAGAATTATTTCATCGCCATAGACCGGGACAATCGGAATGTAGCGGCCGGGCCACTCGTTCACCTCCAGAATGTCGGCGCCGGACATGATGATCTGCGTCACCTTGTGGGATTTGGTCTTGCGGCTGCCCACCTCTTCCAAGATGCCTGCTTCAATCAGCGCTTGAAGCTCGGCATCGTTCTCGAAGTCCTCGCGGTCGTAGATGTGACCGTTGGAGACCTTCACGATTTCCCGCTCGGTCTCTTCGCGCTTCCACCATTCCGCGACCATGACCGTGTCGTCGGTCTTCCACTCGCCAGCATTGCGCCATGCATCGCTGTCGAAGTCCGTATCCACCGCATCGCCGTCGGCGTTCTTCTTGCTTCCGTATTTGCGCTTGAAATCGTCCGTGCGCACCGGCTCGACAACGAATGCCACGTTCCAGTCGGCGCTATCGGCTGACATGCTGTCAGGATCACCGTAGATCGAGAACTGGTTGGCAACCCGATCAATGGTCAGATCCATTTCGAAGCTGTCGTCGTAGGCGTAGTCGAGGCCAACACGCCAGTAACCGAAACCGCCCGAAACGCTCTGCTCGACGCCAGTGTCATAGGCGACATCCGCATTCGAGGTGTATTCGATATTGCGGATCAGGCCATTGATCACGTCCGCGGTCTTCGGGTCCGCGCCGGAATCAACCGGGTGCACCTTGATAGACGGCTTGTTCTGCCGTGCGTCGTTCACGACCTGGCGAATGAATGGCTGCATCTTGTTGATGGTCAGACAAGGACGGCTCTCAAGCTGCCGCTGCTTCTCGATCTGCTCGGGCCACTGGCGGCCAAGGCGCGAAAAGCGGATATCGTCCTCGGCATCGAGGCGGTTTTCCTTCTCGGCGCTGGAGCACCGTTCGAAAGCCTTCAGGCCCTCGGCGAGAAGGTCAGCCTTTTTGCTGCTCTTGTCGTCTTCTGCCATCAACGCAAATCCTTCACGAGATATCCGGATGCGAGGCTCTTACGGATGAAGCGCCGATACACGTCATGGACGATCCGGCGCGTAATCCCGTAATGCTCTGCGCACTGGTATATTGCGGTTATCTTATTGAAGCCCGCGCGCATCCTGCAAACGAGGTCGCAATAGATGCGATAGGTCAGGCTGTTGCGGCGTTCGGGTCGAAACATCATCCCATCCATCCGCCTGAAACGGCGTTTCGTGGATCACTCTTGCGCGGCTCAGGCTGTGTGATTGCCTTGCGCAGCATCATCATCCCGTATCGAGAGGCCGACAGGACGTCGTCTCTGAGCTTCACGACCTTTCCATCCTTGCGGTGGTATAGCCGGCGCTCCTCAAGCCAATGCGGACAGGTGCGAAACACCTTCCAGCGCCCTGTCTGCATCCGGTCCAGCATTTCCATCAGACCAGCCTCAACGCTGTTGCCGCCTGTCGGGTGCGTGGCATGCTCAGAAAGCATGTTCAGACCCTGAGCAGCGTACTGCTTTGCAAGAGCCTCACCGGCCGCAACGTCGTTGTTTCCGTCGTGCGGCCACGCCCATGGCAGCCAGTCGCCCCAAGGCTTTACAGCAGCCGCGTGCAGAATCGGCGTCTTTTGCCGTTCCCGATAGTCCTTCGTGACGTAGACCACATCTGCATCACGGTCCCACGCAAGGCATACAGCGCCGGTCGGATGATCCCAGCCGAAATCCAGCGCGCCGATCTGCGGCCAGTGCTTCGGTATCTCAAAGGGCTCGACGACGATGCTCTCTTCCAGCACCGGGAAGATGATGCCAGAGCCAAGCGTCGGGATACCTTTGGCACGCGCCTCGCGTTCATGGGCCGGATAGCTGGCGATGATCTTGGCCCGTTCCCCCGGGGTGTAGTGCTCGGCGTCGTCAATCGTCATCGTCGTGACGCTGCGGCTTTCCGTGCCGATGTCGGTTGCTGCCGGCATGACGAACCGGGAAACGACGGTGGACATGCCTAGCAGCGGCGTAAACGTGACCTGGGCAAACTGGCCGCGCTGTCCGTTGTTCGTACGCGTCAGGCCTTCGCTATAGATCGCTTCCGGCGGCTCCTCGTCGAACCAGACACCGTCTACCGTCGGCCCCTGCCATTTCTCGCGGCCCTTCTCGTACGCCTTGAAAGCGAGGATGCTTTCCCCGGCCTGAATGTCACCGCCTCCGCCCCACCTGACGACAACGCTGTCGAGCAGGTTCGGAACGCCCTGCGCCCGGCTCCTGCTGACAATGCAGTCGGCCGGAATGAAGCCGGTTCCCCACTCCTCTTCTTTCGCTGGAGGCCCGACAAGGATGCGCTGCGGGTTGTCGCGCGTGCTTTCGCTCGTGACCGAGCCGGCCCACAACACCGGCGCCTGGTCGAATGTCGCGCCGTCCCACCAGTCGGGATATCGGCCGGTAAGATGCATGGCCCACTCGGCTCCACCGGCAATCGTCTTGCCGAGCTGGTTGCCTGCCATGAAGAGCCGTTCGGATTTCAGTCGTCCGGCGGCGTGGAACTCCCGCTGCTTGGCATACGGCTGGTAGTACCGAAGCTTATTCCGCCTCTTCCGACGGTCCTGCTCCTCCAGCAACAGCATTAGCTCCCGCTTTTCCGAGAAGCTGAGAGATTCGAGCATTCAACTGATCCTCGGAGACCGTTTCGAGATTGCCGGAGACGTTCAGGTCCAGCTTGTCGCCATACTTCTTCGGCTTCAGCTTGCCGGCCATCCACTTGCGGGTTTCGATCTGGAGCCGACGATGCTCGATCATGTCACCGGTGGATACCTCGACCTTGCCGTCTTTGTCCGTCTTGGTCTTCTCCCCGATGACCGGCGTATTCGAGATGTCGAGCATTTCGTCAAAGAGGGCGTCGGCCTGGGCTTCGCGCGCGCGGGCGTACTGGTCGCTGAACTCGGCGTCAGACCGAAGCCATCGAAAGACGGTGGACTTATTCGGCATGTCCTCGTCATCGCAGATCGAACGGAGGCTTTCCCCGTTCGCGATCCGCTCACAGATCACGTCTGCAATTTCCTTCGTGAAGGAGGATGGCCGACCGGGGGCGGCTGCTTCATTCGTCATCGCAAATCTTCATCAGCTTGTGCTTGGCGCGCTCCAGCATCCAGAGCGTTTCGGGACCGTCGGAAATCGAAGAGGAAAAGAACTCCTCGCCGTCTTCGGTTTCCCCGATGATGATCACGCTCTTGAGCTGCCCTCTGGCTTTTTCGAGCATCACGTCGGCATCGAACGGTAACGGCGTGATGCCTGTGAAGATGCGGACGTTGCTCATCTCATCTCCATGGGGGGTGATGCCGGCTTGCCCACTTCACGGCGCATATGCAGGGCCAGAAGGAAGCCCCGGAGCGGTCGCCGCGCCCTCTACGGGCAAGAGTGAAGGCCTTGTTCCTCGCGCCGGATGGCGAAGCAGGAGACATGCCCGCTCCCAAGACATCCGATGAAGACCCTATCTCTACCCTCCACCGAGGACACAGAGAGAGGCATCGGGTCGACACTGCCGGCTTAAGCGGGCATCCTGCTCCAGCTTGGACCAGAGGGGTATTGCGTCATGGCTCGGCAGATTGCTTTGCTCATCGTTATCGGCATTCTGGCTTACGCCTGCTTCTGGATGGCGTGGCGGTGGTTCTGAGAAGCCGGACCTAAGCCCGGCTCTCGTTTTGGGTATGCGGGAGCGTTAGCCCGCTCGTCCGTCGGAAAGACTGAGGCCGTGCGTGGCGTAGCTCTCGCGATAGACCGGCTTGAGATCGGCGATCTTGCGGTAGGTGGCGACAGAGAAATCCGCCACGGCGCGCCAGTCGAACTTCGCCGGCATGAGCATCACGGCACGGAAGAACGATTCCGCGAAGCCGTATGCTAGGGTAATGATGGGATGCATCACGAACGAAGCGACAGCTACGATCGTCGCGAATGTCAGGCTGCGGTATGCCATGCTGGTTCCTTTCTGCTGGGGTGGAGGGGTTAGGCGGCCGGCGTGAAATCGAGATAGTATTCACCGCCGACGACGAAGCCATTTGCGGCCTCCGGATTGATGGTGCCGATCTCGACCTTGCCCCACGGCGTCCACTTGAAGAACTCGTCGTTCTCCTTGCTGCCGGTGGTGACAGGCTCGAATGACAGGCTGTAGCCTGCCGAATTCTCGTTCCGCTGGGTCAGCTTGAATTTTGCTCTGCATACGGGTGCGCTCATGCGTCTTCTCCTTGTGAAGCCCGGATACCGCCGGGCGCGGATACATCTGCCGCCACAGGAGCGTCACTGTTCCTGTCTTCCAAGCGCCGGTGCCATTGTCCTGCTTATCCGGGGCGGACTTCGTGAAATGGTCACGCGAGCAAGGCCCAGATGAGCCAGGCCAAGAGCGAGACAACTGCGGCCAGCAGATAGAAGCCGGCGGCGATTACAGCACCAGCCCCATACTGATCATTGCCCATGTCGCGGCTCATGAAGGTGACGGTTCCGAAGGAAAGCAGCGTGATCACAGCCGGGATTAGCCACCAGCCAAAGGTGACAGTGAATTCCATCGCTCTCTCCGTGAATCGAAAGGCCCGCCACCAGTGAAGGCGACGGGCAATAAACCGGATTTTCCGGTCTTCTCTGTTACGGCTATGCCGTATGGAGTCGGGAAGGATTTGGGACTGAGGCCGTGGCCGCTACCCATGTGTGCCGCACCAAGGATTGGCTGCGATCCCTCTCTTCCCGAGAGGGTCGGGGACGCGCGTCTACCAGTTCCGCCACAGGGGCCGAAGCCCCTCGCGGGACTTGAACCCGCACTCCTCTCGGAATCCCCGATCTCGTTTGCCTTTCGGCGAATTCAGACGACGAAGGCCACCCCGCCGGCCGAGCGAAAAGCCCGGACTTGAGATTGGAGCGGCTGACGTCAGTTGCCTCGCGACCGGCAATCGCCAGTCCCTCGGAACCGCTCCAAACTGAAAAAAGGACGCATTTTCCCCATCGCGCCGGAATGCAATTTTTCCGGCTAAGGGACCGGCAGCCTGTCAGCGCGAAGCATGAGGGGCGCAAGGAAATCAGTCATCCCGCGCAGGAAAATATACCGCTTCTCGGAAATCATCAAGCGTTTCGTCAGCGTCCAGCCTGTCGAGATCCGAAATAATTCCTAGAATCCTCCTTCTCGCTGTTTCCGGCAGGCTGTTGATGCAGGCATCGGCGTGCGCCCGTGTGGACATCTTCTTCCGGTCCCGGCCTTTCGGCAGGTGCCGCCCGAGCTCGGCATTGAGCGTCTGCTTCCGCTTGAAGCGCGCTTCCTCGATCTTGTGCGCCCTGTGGTACAGGAACGCTTGATGCCGGTCGAACATGGTCAGCATGAGGAAGCGGATTTCATCCTCGGCAAAACGCGCCGGCTTGTCGCCTACCGAGACGACCCTCAGAACGCCATCGATTTCCGTCACGGCCTTGAAGCCGGCGCCAGGATCGCGCCGGATGAACGCATAGCCGATCAGGAACGGCAAACGCCGCGCCTTGACCTTGCCGCCGCGGTGAGGCCGAAACTCGCGCCAGTAGGCCGGCATGTAGACGTCAATCCCCGCCTCCCGAAGGTTTCTCTCCACGAGGGTTTCGCCGACGCGATACTCGGGGGCGTCAGGGATCCTCGACGCCATGCGCTGGGCACCAGGCGCAACGCGGACAGCATACCAGTATTCTTCCTTCCGGCCGACGAGCGGGAGGGCCTGCCAGTCCACCATGACGGCAAAGCGGGTGCTGGTGTCCGTCGTCACCCGGCAGACCTCCTGCTTCTCCTGCACGGCCGGCAGAATGCGGGCGTTCTCTATCCCGGCGGCGCGGATCGCGGCGAGCGATTGATCGGCGGTGAATCCGTCGTCGACCATACGCCAGCCTGCGAGGCTATCGGGAATGACGACGGCGTGTCCGACGATAGTGTCCAGAATGGTCACGGTCTCTTGGGTCGTCTGCATCAGGCAGCACCCTCCGGGCCATCGTCCTCGGTGTAGCAGAGTTCGCCCTCGAACATGACGAGACGACGCGACTTGACCTGTTCCGGGGTTCGCACCTTCAGCGCGGGGAAGGCATCCTTCAGCGGCTGCCCCGCCCAATACGGCCCCGCCGACGGTTCCTTGGGCGTCTTGCCCGTGAACTTCACGACGTTGCTCATGCCCATTTCCTTTCCGAACGTTGCTTGACGAGGTTCCGGCGCTCCGGCGACATCTTCACCAGCGCCGGCCGCCAATTCGTAACCTTGGTGATGATCCTCGATATCCGCTCTGGAGGATCGATGCAGAACCAGTCCCCCGATGCGTCGAGGAAGTAATGCCGGCGCTGATCGTTGTCGAAGCAGCCCACCATGTCGGAGAACAGCAGCTCGCAGATCGTGCCATCCGGCCGCGCGTCCTTCATCGGGCGCCATGGGTTGAGGCGGTCGTATTCCTCGCGGGCTTTCCGTTCGGCTATCGTCATGACAGCTTCCCCGCGAGCCAGAGGATGCCGATGAAAGGCAGAACCGTAAGCCACGCAATGATTGCCGCAGCGGCTATCCACGCGATCACCCCTTCGACATGAAAATGATAATTCATGCCGCCCTCCCCGCCGTCGCCGGCTTCGTCTTCTTCGTGTTGCGGAACCAGTGGATGGCGAGCGCCTTCCAGAGCGGCCACTTGTGCGAAAGCGAGATGCGCTTGCCCTCGTCCTGGTCGACGAGCCACGAGCCGGTGATCGCCTCCGTCAGCGCTTCGGGCGTGATGGCGTGCCGGTATTCGTCGTCGGTCAGCAGCAGTTCGACGGCCTTGATCTGGGGCGCGAGGATCGGGGCCATGCCTGCCTTCGACAGCACCTCAAGGATGATCCGGGCCTTCGTCGCGCCGCGGGCGTCGACGAGCTTCGCGATTGCGTTGATGGCCACCGTGTCGCCCGGCTCGAAGTTCTTCACCGAATACTGCAGCACGCGGACGCCGGCTTTCGTGCAAACCTGATCGATGGTCAGCGCGTCCTCGTCCTGCGCGACAAGCGCGGCCTGGTGAAGCTGGAGCGGCGTCACGTTGAGCCGCTGCGTGTTCTGGCCCACGAATGCAGCCGCCTGCGCGGAAGTCTCCCGGGCTTCGCAGATCATGACCGGGATCATGGTGATGCCGGGATGGCTGGCGGCCGCAATCGCCGTGTGCTGCCCGTCGAGCACCTTCAAGACGGTTTCCCCGTCGTGCTCGGCATAGGCGCAGATCGGCGGCTTGAAGCGGTTCCAGTCGAAGCGCTCAAGTATTTGTCGGATCTGGCGAAGGCCGCGCTCCCCGATTTCGCGCTGATAGGCGGGATCGACGAACAGCGTCTTCGGGTCGACGCGCTCGCAGATCGGTTCCCCGTTCTCAGGCTCGCCGATATCGAGGCCGGAAAGGCTGATCGGCTCGACCGGGCGCAGGCTTTCGACCGAGCGGAAGGCGCCGGCGCGGATTTCATCGTTCACGGCCTTGATGGCAAGCTTGACCGTCACCTCGTCGACGTCGGGGAACTCGGTGGCGATCAGCAGGGCGATGAACTGAGCCCGGTCCTCCTCACTGGTCGGCATTCCCTTGCGGCGCAGCTCGTCAATGACGTGGGCGGCGATGGTTTCAGAACGGGAAGTCATCGGAACCTCCGTTCGGAACCGCAGATATAGCCTCCATCGCTTGCCGGTCGTGGCGCCAGTTTGGACCCGCCTGCGCATTAATCCCATCGCGGCCGGAAACATAGATTCCGTTATGACCGCCATACGTTTCGAAGACGAAGCCGTCGAGCTTAATGGCAACGCTCTCGGCATCCTCTTCAGTAGCTTCGTCCGACAGCCGCGCCTCGTAAACTGCGCATCCTTGACTGTCGCAAAAGAGGCCCTTCACCGAAGGCGTATGATCCCCCAGGTCGCGGACCATTTGCACCATGATCTCCATTTCTCGGGCTTTCTGATATCGGCTGGAGATCGAGACACCGCGGTACTCCAGGCTCGTCAGCGGCGTCGTCGGCACTTTCTCGTCATCTCCGCCCCGCGCGGCCACAGCCGCGACGAAATCGGCCTTCGAGACAAGAGGAATTTCCGGAAGGTCATCCGCGCCCTTGTCTTTGAGGCGACGAGCATCGACCTCGTAAACCACCCGTTCCACATCGGCCCACCGAAGCCCGAAAATCTTCGTGTCAGCCAGCAGTTTTCCGCGAACCTCAAGCCAGTCCGTTTCAGGGATAGCTGACCATCTGTTGACCAGTTCATCACGAGCCAAAATCTGAACGTGGATGACGTCGGTAATCGCCTCACGAACGGCATTCGAAAGATCGTTGAGCATTTCAGTTTCTCCCAGTTGTTGCCGGCCAAAGCGGATCAGCACCGCAAAGGGATCGGTATCCTTCGATTTCAGGGACATATTCGAGGGTGACGTCGCCCTTCTTGCCGGACCACGAAAAGCGAGCCTTCTTGATCCAGACAACCGTCTCTTTCAGCGTCGGATCTGGCACGTCGATGATGACGCCGTGGTCTGGCTTGTTGTACCAAGCGGCCGAACCTTCGATGTCGTAGAGCGTGGGTGTACGGGACTCGCCGCCCTTGCCCACGTCCTTGGTCGGATGCGCGAGCACGATAGCCAAGACCTCGTATTTCAGCGCGAAGCGCCTGATCTGGCGAAGAGATCGGTTGACGTACTGTGTTTCGCTCTCGTGCTTGGGGCGGGCGTGCTCAACTTCATTCCACGGGTCGATGACGAGCACGCGGATACCGTACCGAAGGACGGCGTCTGCCGCGCGCTCCAGCAACCATTCGAGCGTCATATCCTCGCCCGTGTCGTCGACGGGGTCCGCGTCGATGAAGATGAAATGCTCTTGGATGAAGGCATCGGCTTCGGCAACGATGCCGCGCGTCCATTCCTTCGCCGCAACGCCCGAGGCGGCAAGCCTCAGTTTGAACCGAAGCGCCGGCACCGTCGGTATTTCGAACGACGCGACTGCAGTTCTCCACCCGTGCTGGCGCGCCAGGTTGGCGCACAGGTTCATTGTCCAGGTACTCTTGCCGTGGCCCGGGATACCAGAGACGACAAGCAGCTCTCCAAGCCAGAGCATCAGGTAATCGTCGAGGCAAGGCCAGCCTGTCGAATACGCTTTCGGCTCGCTCACCTCGGGATAGTCGGATAGCTGGTAGACACCTTTCACGGGATATGGCTTGGCGCCATGGATGACGCGCACGACAGCGTCGGGGCCGTGCTTCATTCGAACATCGTTGAGGTCTTTACAACCCTCCGGATATGTCACGAACGAGCAACGGGCCGCGCCGAACCTCCGCACCAGCTCCGCGGCGAGACGTTGCCCCGGCCCGTCGTTATCGACGGCAAGGATGAAACGCTTGATGCGCTTTACGCGGTCCCGGTTGTTGTAGACGAATTCGAACTTGCCGGTGCGATCCTGCTCGGGGTCGGCCTCTTCAAGGCTTTCCGGGTCCTCACCGTCACGAACAGGCGGAGCGCCATCGGGGACGGATACGGTCGTGTCGAAGCCGCAGTCGATGGCCGTCAGACCGTCAATCTCGCCCTCGGTGACGATCAAGGCCTTGCGGCCGTCCTCAAGCGCCGTGTCGTCCATGCAGTCGGCGTTCCAGAACGTCTTGCGTCCGCCCTTCCGCTGCCAGAACCGCTTGCCCGCCGCCCGGTACTTTTCGCCGACCGGCTTGCCACCGTCGATAAACGGGAAAACGATGATGTTGCCGCCCGGGTCAGGCGTCACCACCACATCGCCGTCAGCATCCGTGGCGGTACTACCCGTATAGACCCCGGAATGTCTTGCTATGTCCGGATCGACCATCCGGTTTTGAAACGCTTTGACCCCGTTTGGCCCCAGGACGTTCATCGTAAAATTCTCCACCGTGAAATCCGCAGTGATGGCAGTTGAAGCGCACGCCGTCGGATGCGATCTCGACCGACAGGCAAGGCTCTCGTTTGTTCTTCCGCGCCGGTGAGCACCGGGGACACGTCGTTTTCTGATTTCCGGGTGCGATCCGTCGAACACGGATTCCGTGACTGGTCAGGATCTCGTCGGCCGATTTCATATCCGACCGTCCCTCCTCGACCTTTGCCCCCCACCAGCTTCGCGCTCAGCCTTTGCTGCGTTCGCCCGGTCGGTTGCCTCTCGCTGTTTTTTCGCCAGCGCCCCACTGACCGCGCCGAACCATTTCTTGCCCTGTTTGCCTGCCCACTCATCGAGTGACCAAAGCTCAGCCTCCAGCGACAAGAGGGGGAATGCCTTCTGCCATTTCTCGAAATCCGTCGTCGTCAAACGGATGGTCTTGGCCTCGAAGGCATAGGACTTTGGCGGCTTGCCGCCCGGATCGGGGGTATTATCGTCAATGATAACTCCTCTCCTCTCCTCTCCATCCTCCTCTACTCTCCTCTCCATCTGCGAGAGGTTTTCTCCGTTTCGCGGAAACGGCCCTTCTTCATCGGCATCGATTTCGGAAATGTTCGGAGTTAAGCCGACGTATTTCCGTAAGTCGTCAGTGATGGGGTGAATGTCGTTCGGGAATTTGGGGCGCTGAAACTTACGGAAATTGCGAATTGCTCCGAACTGTCGGCCGTCGATTTCGTAATCGCATATGGCGTTAATTGCCTTGAGTTCGGCAAGAAGGTCCGAAACATCGATGTTATCGGCCGGGAAGATGCGCATCTTGAGCATGATCGGCTTCCACTCGAATACGCCCTTGTCGTCGGCCTGAACGCCCAGCCCGAGAAAGAGGAGGCGAGCGAACGCGCTGACAGAGACAAGGTTTTCGTCGGTGAAAAAGCCGTCGTGGATTGAACGAATGCGAGCCATGTCAGCCGGCCCTCCTTATAGAAAGCCAGCGCCAGAAGAGCGCCGCGGCAATATAGGCGTCACGAAGCGACTGCGTTTTGCGCAGCTCGCCCAGGGCGTCGAGGTAGTCGTCCCAGGCGTCCCGCTCCCGGTTGTGATCGTCGGCGCCGGCCCCAGGCGGCTCCGGCAGGCAAACTTCTGCTTTGGAAGTTTGGTCTCCCCCCGTGTTCGCTTTCCTCGGCGCTGAAAAGCCGGGTTTGAGGCGGACCCGGCTTTTCCGGTCTCGGGGCTGGGGCATCCGGGCGTCTCCCGGTCTCGGGGCTGGGGCATCCGGGCGTCTCCCGGTCTCGGGGCGTCATCCATGCACCCGTCGATAGAGCTTCATCTTCCGGGCCCGGTCGACCCGCTTTGCCATTGTCTGACTTTTCCGGATGAACTGATGAAGGACGCGTTCCATGACTGGAGTAATGACCCCGCCATTTTCGATCCTCCACACGGTCGACTGATTGCATCCGATTTCACGGGCAAGGTCATATGTCGACCATCCCCGCTGCTGACGCATTTCCTTTACGGCCTCGCCCGTCACCGTCATATGCAAATCTCCATAATTCGATTTGCATTAATGATGCGATAAGCACGTTTGCAAGTCAATGCCCCGCGCACGACTGTCTCATGCTATATGAATTACATCATGCAGAGAGGCGCACATGCAACAGCACGAAAGACTGAAAGAAGCTAGGCTAGAGGCTGGATACAAGACAGCGAGCGAGGCTGCATTGGCCACCGGCGCCAATGTGGCGACGTACATAGGACACGAGAACGGAAATCGTCGACTGACGGTCAGTACGGCCGAACGATATGCTTCAGCATTCAATGTGCGAGCTTCTTGGCTTCTCACAGGAGAGATGCCCAAACACTACGCAAGCTGGGAAGCCTTCGACGGCATTCAGCAGGATAATCTCGCACCCGCCGAAGCATGGGGTCGCTTCAGGCCTGGACGCCGCTTTCATGGCACAACTGAGAATTCAGTGGCTGAAATCGACCCCTTCACCGCTGGCGCTGAAACCAATGAGTTTGAAGTCACTAGCGCCTGGTCCTTTCCGACCGACTACATCACAAATACCCTACAACTCCGCCCTGAAAACATATGCCTTGTGACCGTGCCAGACGACAGCGCTGCTCCAACGCTTTCGAGCGGAGATCGCGCGATTGTGGACGCAGGCCAGACGACATTCCGCGGCGATGGGATTTACGCAATTCGAGACGAGGACGGGCAGATTCATCTGCGGCACCTTACAAAGGTGATATTCAAAAAGGCCCCAGATCAAGAGATTGCTGTTGCCACCGAAAAACCGTCACAATGGTTTTATGCCCGCCAAAGCGATATAGAAATTTTTGGGAAAGTCGTGGGGCGCGTCGGAAAGATATAATGCGCTTTGAATTATTTTTGATGCAATCGGAATTGACATCATAAATTCCTCGTGCATTATCGGCTTCGGTTAACCACTGGAGCCGACATGAGCACGCAGCCACCCACAAGCCTCGCCACTGCCGTACGAACCGCAGTGCGCCGTGAACGCGAAGCGCAGTCGCTAACCCGCGACGATCTCTCAGCTCGCGCCAAGATCTCAGCGTCGGCACTGGCGAAGCTTGAAAATGGAGGCCGCGGAATATCCTTGGAGATGCTTGGCGTTCTCGCCGCGGCGCTTGACCGGCCCGCATCGGCATTTCTTCCCGATAGCACAAATTTCGCAAAGCCTGGGCTTGTCCAGCCCCTCGACAGGGCTTTGCCGGAGCAGGAGGCGCGGGAGGTGGAGGTCAGGACCGCCGTTGATGCCACCCGCGTCTCCGAGCTGCGCGACGAGATCGAAACCGCCTACGATTTGATGACGGTGCTGGACAAAGCCGGTGACGGCATCGGGGGCGATGTCGGACATGGCATCTCGGCGGTGGCACTCGCCGCGCGCGCAGCGCTGGACAATGCGCGATCGACGCTCAAGGCCCTGGATGCCTCGAGCGGGTCACGCGCATGCGCGTGCGAGGAGGAGGCGTGATGCGTCAGTCGTCGGGCGGCACGAAACGGGTGAACTTGCCATGATTGTATGCGTGCTCTTTCGCCGCCTCACGCTCCTCCGGCGTCATCTCGGCAGAGCGCGAGATGTCGAGGATGAGATGATCCAGATCATCTGCAAGCGACATCAACAGGGTTTTACCCTTGAATTTCTTGAGCATTTCAATCGAGGTTCGAACGTCCGAGACTACCTCCTCAAGCGAGATTGGCCTCGGATATGCCCCTTCGAGCGTCGTAACAATTTCGGCATTCATGCTTCGATTATTCATCTCGGCTGCCGCTTTGATGCGCTCTCGCAAGCCATCCGGCATGCGGAGAAGGAATTTGTCCAGCTCTTCGTTCGGGGTTTTTGGTGCTTTTCCCATACCCACCTCCATAATATCGATCCGATATAAAATAAATGATATCGAAGCGATATAGGAGATTGACAACAGATGATATCGTAACGATAGTACGGTTAAAGGACGGTAAACATGAAGAAGGAAACCATCGGCCTTATGGTTCGCCTGCCCCACGACATCAAGTCGTTCGTAGCGCAGCAGTCGGACCGCAACGGAAGCTCGCAGAACAGCGAAATCATCCGCGCAGTGCGCGAGAGGATGGAACGGGTTCAGCGGGAGGAAATGCCGGCACCGGCCGGTCAGTAGCAGCAAACGGGGAAGTGTTTCTCAGGCCCAACCCCGCCCGCTGCCGTCACCATACAGAAGGAAAGGAAACCGTCCGATGGATCATCCGGGCGATAGCACAGGTACGCCGAAAAATCCACTGGTCTACCAAGGCCATGTGATCGGCGACAAAGGCGACGACCTCAACCTCACAGATATGTGGAGGGCTGCGGGCGAGCCGGAAAACAAACGTCCCGCGGAATGGGCGCGGAAAGAGGGCGCTGGCTTTATCGAAGCCGTCTCGCTTTCCCATAATATGCCCCACAGCCATATTATGAAGACGCAGCGTGGAAAGGGCGGCGCGACTTTCGCTCACTGGCAGGTTGGCATCGCCTACGCGAAGTATCTCGACCATGGCTTCCACATGTGGGCAAACACCGCCGTCCGCGAGAAGATGGAAGGGAAGCCGGTAGGGCTTGATGCGGAGGCTCTTGAGCGGATTCGCACCGCCGAAGGCATTCTCAAACAGATGAACGGCAAGTTCACGCGCCTCGCGGCTGAGGCCAGCGCAAAATTCGATACCATGCAAACGAAGATCGATGCTCTTCATTTCGAACTGGAGCGCGTGAACTCCGGCCTACGCCGGACTGGCGTCACATCGCTCCAGGTCTGGAAGAAATATGACCTGCCGCCACGTATCCGCGGCACGTCGCAATGGCTGACGAGCCGTCTTCTCGCCCTCGGCGCAGACATCCCGTTCAACGGTAAGGCCGATATCCACGGCCGGCCGATCCACCTCTTCGACCCCGACAAGGTCGATTACTTCATGACCGAAACCGGCCTCCTCCTCCAGGCGCGCACCTATGCAGCCGAGCGCAAAGGCCAACTCAAATTCAACCTGAAAGGAAAAGGCAAATGACCTCCGCAACAACCGAAGCCTCCAAGGTTGCGCTCCTTCTGGAAATCGCCAGCAAGTCGGTGGACTTCATCGAGCGGCAGCAGACGCGCCGGATCATGCAGGACGCGCTGAACGGCGCTTACGCCAACTGGCGCGAGGACAACAGCGTTCACCACCGCATCGAGCAGGATTCCGACGAGTGGAAGATGATGATGGACGCTACGGCCTCGGAATACGAGGACCTGTCGGACGCCAAGCGGGAGGAAGCGAACGCGGCCAAACGACTCCGCCACGCTGTTTTCAAATACAAGAAAGAGATCGACGCCGAAAAGGCGCGTGATGCGGGCCTTGAACCGGCTGACGACAAGCGCGTTGATCTCGCCGACATGTACTCGCAATTTCTTCCCTAATGGCTGACGACACAACTCCCGCCAATGGCGGAAGTTAAGACCGGCTGACGGCGCCCCGCGCGCCTCGCCTCACCCGATTTCATCTTTGAGGATACCACAATGCCGAACACATCGATTCAGGCAGCCGGCGAAGCTATGCCCGATGGTAAGGATGGGCACTTTTCGACGAACCTCACGCGCCACAGGGCTCTCGGCCTGCTCGCCGCCGTCGGCGCATCATCTGCCGGCACCGTAGCGGTCTCGGCCGTCACCACCACCGCGCAGGAGCGGTTCGACCATCATCTCGCAGAGCTGAAGAAGGCGGCCGAAGAACTCGACCCGATGATCGGCAGTTGGCACGTCGTGCCTATCGATCATGATGGCAAACATTGCGCGGTCGTGATCACCGCGTTCCGCATTTCCGGCCGATATGAGGGCGATGGCGTCTATGAAGGCGGTGAAGAGCAATGGAACGGCAACCGGATCAAGTGGCGGGTAAGCCTCCTTCCAGACCGCCTGGATGGCGAAAGACTGTTCATGGTCACGACGCTTTCCGGCGGCGACCGCATGAAGTTGGTGGAAAGCCGGCTTGAAACCTTCATCGGCAGGAGGCTGGCATGACAATCGCGGAACTTTACGCCGAATGGCTCTCTATCCTGGAGGGGCCCGAGGATACCAGGAGCGATGAAGAAATCGAGCGCGAGCCCTCTCGGTATCAAATCCTTCAGAACCTGATCGTGAAGGCGGAGCCGCAAACTCCGCAAGACGTGGCGATGATGTACCTCGCGGACACCGACGACGGTCAGAGCTTCCGGTCGGAAGAGTTCGACGCACGCATTCGCGAGTTGGCGGCCCAAGGCGTTATTGCCGCTCCTTCGTCGTCGCCGCTCGACGTGCTGTTTGAGCGAAAGCACGAGGCTGACAAGCTCCACGATCAGCAGATCAAGATCACCGACGCCTATATCGAAGCCGGCACTGCGACCGATGAAGTTTGGGAGGCGCAGTTTGACGCCTGCAACGTGGTGGACGCCATTGTCCTTGAGATTTGCGCTTATCGGCCGGTCAATGCGGCCGAGCAGGACCGCAAAGCACGTTTCCTGCTCGAATGGACCAAAGCCACCGAGGCCAGCGAGGACGAGGTGAATGCGCTCCTCCAGTCGATGCTGCTTCCGACCGACGGGAGGGCATCGGAATGACGAACAACTTCCATCGCGGCCAGTTGGTCGAGTGCATCGACGACAGGCCAGGGCCGGTCGCAGACCCGGAAGCCATTCCGGAAATGAACGGCCTTACACGCGGCCGAATCTACACAGTTCGCTGGGCCGGCCCCGCCTTGCACATGGGGAAGACCTTTAACGGCATCCGCCTGGACGAAATATTGCGGGACGACGGTGATCTCCCCTTTTTCGCCCATCGTTTCCGGCCGGTCAGGCCCGAGCGGCAGGCAATTTTCCAAACGCTTTTGCGCGTCGTGACGGAGGATGCGTGATGACGAAATCCGCCGCAACCAAGCTCGACTTCCCTATCCCCTATGCCGCCCTGGCCCCGACCGACGACCTCTTCGCCGCCCGCGCGTTTCTGCGCATCGTTCAGAGCGCTTTCGAACGCGCAAGCGGTCGCTCGCAGGGAATGAACAAATTGGAGGCAAGCGACATGTTGCACGTCGTCGGCGTCGTCGCGGAGAAACTGGACACACTCCAGCGCCTCTTGGATGACGATGCTGTCCCTGGCCTTGACGATGAATACAAACGGGTTCGCCGCGAGGAGATTCAGGAACGCATGGTGGGGGTCAGCCTATGACCTCCACCACCCTGAACGGTAGGTGCGGCGGGTGCGGCCATGTGTTTATCGTGGCCCACCTGCCGATGGACATGGAAAAAGCTGCAGGGCTGATGAAGCGCGCAGCCTGCCCCAAATGCGGGGAGACGAAGCAGATTTTCTGCGCTCCCAGCGGGAAGGACTGACCATGTCGGCACCAGCCCTTATCCGCAAGCAGGACATGCTGCGCGCCGCCGAGGTGGCGCAGGCCACCGGCTGCCGTATCGACATCAAGGTTGGCGACACCGTGGTTTCGATCAGCCCGGCCGACCAGACGGAAGCGCGCCGGCCGGCGCCGTCGAAGAACGAGGGCATTGACTATTCCCGCCCTGACCTGTGAAGGTTCGCGAATGCCCCGGAAACTTCCCCTCCACGTTCACAAGCAGAAGACCCGCCATGGAAAGTGGGTCTTCTATTTTCGCATTGGGAAAGGGAAGCGCGTTCGCCTCCCCGCCCCGACCGACCCCACCTTCAAGGCGGCGTACACGGCCGCGCTGACGGGCGGAGCGCCCCTGCCCGTCCCGAAGGTCTACGAGGGCACGCTACAGTGGCTTTGGGATCGCTACACGACCGAGAGCGCCAAGTGGGCCGGGTACAGCCCCGCCACGCAGAAACAGCAGCGCCTGATCATGGACAAGGTGCTGAAGAAAGCCGCGCGCTCGGCGCTCACCACCTTCACGCAGGACGTCATTCAGGAAGCCGTGGACAAGCGCCACGAGACGCCAGCGCTCGCCGCGAATTTCCTGAAGGTCATGCGCGGCTTGTTCGGGTGGGGGAAAAGAATGCGCGCCGTCACGGTCGACCCCACCGTCGGCGTCGAGCTGCCGGCCTATAAGACCGACGGCTTCCCGGCATGGACGGTAGAGGACGTGAAGAAATTCCGGGCGGCGCACGAGATCGGCACGCCGGAGCGCCTGGCTATGGAGCTTATGCTTCTCGCCGGCCTGCGCCGATCCGACGTGGTTGTCGTCGGTCGCCAGCATATTCAGGATCGCGTTCTGTCCATCGACACGGCCAAGACCGGCGCCCGCGTCACGGTCGAGCTTTCGGAGGATCTGATCAAGATCATCGACGCCACGCCGCGGCGCGGGCTTCACCTCGTCGAGAACAGCCTTGGAAAACCTTTCGTCAAGGAGAGCTTTGGCAACTGGTTCCGCGTCAAGTGCACCGAGGCCGGGGTTACGAAGTCGGCGCACGGCCTGCGCAAGCTGAGTGCGACCCTCGCGGCCGAGGGTGGCGCGGCGACCCACCAGCTTCTCGCCCAGTACGGTTGGACCAACCTCTCGACGGCGGAAATCTACACGAAGGGCGTCGACCGAAAGCGGCTCGGGATTGAGGCCAGCCGCATCGTCGCGGATCAGATCGGGAACATAGAATTCCCTCACCCTATTTCAGGTGAGGGAATTAATCCGAAAAAGGCAATAAAAACAAAGGCAAAAAAGTGA